GTGCCAGCCAGGAACGCCTCCCGGCGATAGAGGCACAGGCCGCCGAACGCCGAGTTCATCGGGATCGGCGGAGTGCCGACGGGCGGCATGAACAGGTGGAACCACGCATGAAGCCGAAGGTCTTCCCAAAAATTCGGCCTCGCTGCCCAGGCGTCGTACTGGGCCGCTCCGTAGACCCCCGGCGACTCCTCCCGCATGAATAGCGAGCAGCTCGCCATCGCCCCCGGATCGCGAAGACGGAGCGACGACCCCAACATCTCGCAGAACCAGCCGAGGCTGTTCAGGACGCCGTCCACGCTGAATCCGCCGTGCGGGTCGGTGTCGAGAACCATGACATACCCGGCATCAGCCGCGTGACGCCGCACCCACTCCTGGCACTTGGTGCGGCACTTCGCCAGCCGAACCGTCCGCTCCGGCTCAAACCCTCGGGCGTCCTCGCCCCCCAGGCGGTCGTGCTCGACGGTGACCCACTGGCGGATCGCGAAGTCGTCGAGCACGTCGCCGGTCCCGTCGGTCGAGTCATTCTCGTAAACGTAGTAGACGCAGTCCCGCCACAGCCCCGCCAGCTCGTCCACGAGCCGCAGCGTGTTCTTCAGGTGCGGCATCGAGTTCCTGGCGATGCTGACGATCGCCAGCTTCTGCCTGCGGGCCTCCACCCGACCGAATTCGATGTGCTCGCGGTAGCTGGCGAGGTAGTTGTCGCTAACAGACCACATGTCCTCGGGGCGTCTGATCGTCATGCTCGGGCTGTACTGGAAATTCATCGCAGAATTGCCTCCATGAGTGAGGCGCGGCGGTCGGGGAGCGTGGTGGCGTGAAAGAAGCGACAGCCGGCGAACCCCCTGGGGTCTCTGGCGTGCGGATTCCACTCATACGGCAACTCCGCCCAGGCCCGGCCCGCGGGAACCGACACGGGCGTGGCGTCGGGGTCGCCGCCGAGGGCCGCGATCAGCGCCGCCTGCTCCCACCAGCCGGATGATCGGCGAAAGCCGTCAAGCGGCCAGAGGCTCTCGAGCAGTTCAACGGCCTCGGGCCGCGCGAGCCATACGCCGCAGTTCGGGACGGCTCCGTCTGCGGTGTGATGCACTACCAGCCCCATCGGAGCGTCGGCGGGCAGGTCGTCGAGGATGTCCTTGTCGTACTCGACCACGCCGACATCGGCGTCCAGCCAGAGCACGGCGTCGTAGCCGCCCTTCAGGAGCGACAGGATCAGCGGAATCTTGCCCCACGACACGGGCCGGCTCATGCTGCGGAACTGCTCGCCAGAAGGTACGAACAGATCGTACCCGTGCTCCTGGGCATACCTCGCAAACGTCGGCAGCACTGCGTCGAGTAGTTCGGCCATAGGCCCCAGCCCGAATGTGGTGAGCGCCTTCTTCATCTCCACCCCACGAACAGAGCGCGACCCTTGGAATCAGTATCAATCCCGGTCGTGCTGAACTTCGCCGCCACCGCCGCCTGCATGGCGTCGTCAAGCTGCTCGAAGTCGTGGATCGCCAGGATGCTGCTCGTAATCTCCACGCAGCCCAGGTACTCGAGAAACGCCGCCGGCCCGTGGACCGCGTCATGAAACACAAGGTCGAATTGCCCCGGATGACACTGAGCCAGATAGGACGCGGCGTCCACGGTAACCGGGCTGATGTTCGTGATCCCGAGGCTCGCCCAGTAGGTCGATCGCATCGCCTCGGCCACGGTGTCTGACAGGTCAACCGCCGTGATCGCAGATTCAGGCGAAGCCAGGGCCATCGCCGCGGCCGACAGCCCCCTGTGGCTGCCCAGCTCGAGGATTCGCCACTGCTTGCCTTCGACGGCCTCGCACAGCATGCGGATATGCCGCCGGTCGGTGGTCATCGGGTGCGAGTCATCGATGGACTCGACGAATTCACGCCAATCGCTCACGATACGTTCTCCAGAAAATGCCTCGCCTCGGCCGCCGAGGTCACGACGGCCACCGGGCATCCTGCCGCCGAGAGTTCACGCATTCTGTGGAGCTGGATTTTCGTCGGCTCTTCGCCTGGGCGCTTGCACTCAAGCCAGAACGCGCGGCCGTCCTTGACCATGAGCACGTCGGGGACGCCAGCCATTGAATAGGCGTTCCCGTGGAACTTCGTCGCCCAGAAGCCCAAGGCTCTTCCTTGAGCCATGACATTAGCAACGATGGTTTTCTCCAGGGGAGCTTTCCGTTGCATCCCCTGATTGTCTGCTACAGAAGCCTTACGGTCAAGACGAAAACATGTACTGTTCGCGGTGAAAGTAGAAGTGCGGCACCTCGACGGGGTTGCTGCGATAGCCGACGAGCCGAGACCTACGCTCCTCGGGCGTCCACGTTGCGCGGATGGCGGCGGATCGCTCGGCTATCTGCTCGGGGGTCGGGTCCGGCGTCTCTGTGTTCCTGGCGGCGGTGAACTGCGGCGGCCGGAGCCCCAGGCGGTGCTTGCGGACGAGGTTGTACAGGTGGCCGCGGGTGCAGCCGAGCTGCTCGCAAATCTGGTCGCTCTTCATCTCACTCTTCCAGAGATGCGTCAGGTACTTGATGTCGATCGGGGGGCAGTGCATGGAATCCTCCTTGAAGTGATGAAACGAGACACAAAAAGTTACTGTGTGCGGGCGAGCAGCGAGCGGAGCGTGGCGGCTGTCGCATCATCCGGCACATAAGCCGTCCGCAGCCGCGCCTCGGCGCGATAGATCGCCTCCCGCTCCTCGTCGGTGAGCGTGGGCGAGCGGTAGAGCGGGACGACTCTATCGCTTGCAGTTGCCCTTTCCTCTGCGTCACGCCTGAAAAAGCAAAGCACTCCAGCATCGCCGGTCGGGTAGATCACAGCCCACGCCACTGGCTCTTGTGTATTGCCGGTGCGAGGCAGCCCACGTTCGACTGACTCGCTTTGCGCCAGTAAGCTCCGCTCGGGCACCCGAGTGCTTTGCTGGACACACGCTTCCGGCACAGCGTCATGATTTGTTCGCCCACGCTCGCGGAGCATGGCGTCGGCGTATTGGTAGCACCGCCTCGCGGCTTCGTCTCCAAGAGAGAAGTAGTTGTTTGCCAGCAGCCCCGTCAACGCCGCAGCGGCGAACGTGTCGCGGTCGTTCACTTCTTCACCTTCAACGCCTTCAGTTTGTTTGCGGCAACGTGCAAATCCTTCATCACCTTCGACACGTCGGCGTGTTGGTAGATCGCAAACTGTTGCACACCGCTCGACATCGCAACAGCTACGGTCTTGAGTCTCTGCGTTGAGAAATCAAGCTGCACTTCCGTCGTCTCATCGTCGCTCGGCCATCCGCTAAATCCAGCGAGCATGACCGTGCCTCTCGGCCTGCGGCCAATCTTGCGAGAGTTCAGCGTTCCGATTGCTGAATACATGCGGCTGAACCGTCGCTGTAGCCAGCCAGTTGGGACGACGTAGGATTTCGAGAACGTGTCGCGGTCGGTCATGGCTTCCTCGCAATAAACGTGCGGCCTATCCAAGACCCAATAAGCCCGCCAGCGAAACCCAGCAAGATAGCGTAAAGAAAGTCCATCGCCTTACCTCTCAACCTTTCCACTGCACGGGCAGTCTGGGTGATGGCACACGCCACCACCAGCATGTTCAACAAACCAGTGCCCGTCGTGCTGGCGCGTGTGCAGGTTCCACGATTCTGGAGGCCCGTTGATTACCTGATCGACGCCGTCGCTGCTCCGGCTTGCTGCGCCCCTCGCAGCCGATATCGCGGGCCAGAGTAACCCGGCCAGAGTTAGCAGGATGGCGACGACGACCACGGCTTCGACGAGCGTGAAGGCTTTTCTCATGTCGGCTCCTCCATCGGCACGAACTGAAGGTCGAACAACTTGCCGTCCCGGCTTCTCCAGACAACCTTTGACACCGACTCGTCTCTGTTCCGCCAGACTCCAAGCATCCCCGCCGAGAGGCTCCATCGCTTCGGGTGGTCTGCGTATGCCCTTGCCAGCTTGATCTTGTATCGAGAGTGGCCGTTCATTACGAACGTGCCGTCGAACCCGGCATAGGCGGGCGTGATGCACGGCTCTGGCTGGGGGGCAGGCTGCGACGCAATCGTGCCTACGGCAAGCGAGGAGAGCCACGAGAAGAAGCCACGACGGTCCATCACGTCACCTCCGGTGGCTTTGGAAGCGGCATCCAGTGGGTCGGATCGCTGACGCATTCCCACGTCCACCTGTTTTTGTATTCCTCGTCACGCTCAAACCACGCCGTGTCGCAGCCGTTCGCCTTGCTCCACGCCAGCACTCGCACGCCCTGACACTGCCACTCGCCAAACGGCGTCACCGGCAACCGCTCGCTCACGGGAATCCAGCGTTGTTCGACGATGTCGCCGTTGGCGACACGATCCGGCGACGTGTCGCCGCTTGTGCGTTGTTGCGTCATGTCACCTCCGGCGGCTCGGGCAGCGGCATCCAGTGCGTAATCTGCGAGAGCGTGGGGTTGAGTCTTGGCAAGCCTGATGGGGGATCTGTGATCCAACTTACAACGTCAACGTAACGGCGACCGTTGACCTCGCGAGCCGCCAGGACTCGCGACATAGGAGGCTCTCCGTCGGCGATTGATCGCCAGCCCCCACGCTCTGTCTCGTCGCCTTCGTTCATGGCGCGGTCAGCCTCGTCTGGGCAGAACGACTCCTTCGCGTATTTCAGGTCGACGACGTTGGGGTAGTGCCGCAAGAGTCTCCTCGCCTCGTCGCGAACGGCCGCCGGGATTCGCTTGATCCCCTTCTCGATGTACGGCGTCGACAGCCGGAAGAGAAACTCTCTCACGTTGAGGACGGCTCGAGTACGCTCGCAAGGGAGAGTCATTTGCGGCACCCATCGCACAGCGTCGAAATCCACCCGCGATCATTCGGCCGCCCCTGCCTGCCGCACCGCTCGCAGGTCATGGCAGACATGGCCTCGGCCATAGAGACAACGCCATTGCAGAACGAGTCGCCTCCGCAGTGATAGAGTCGCAGGGTGCCGTACTTCTCCTTTACCTGCGTGAAGGAGAATGTCTGCTCGCCAGCGTATTCCTCGTGGGCCGCGATTCGGTTGCACGCGGCCCGCAGAATGTCATACCACCCGTCGCCGCACTCGCAGCCGAAGGCCATGCAGCTACCCTTGCTTTCGCGATTCGCGAACAGCGTCGGGAAGTCTTCGTAGAGCTTCTGCTCTAGCTCGGGGCTCACTGCCTCTTCTCCATCTCATTGCACCGAGTGTCCAGAGTCGCGTTCACGTCGCGGAGCGCGGTGATGAGCAACCGCTGCTGCTGGATTTCCTTGAGACTTGCCTTCCATCGCTCGTCGAGCTTGGCGAGCATGCCGTTGGCGTCGGCCAGCTTGCCCTCGAGCGCACGAATTCGCTTCCTTCCGAACAGCCAGTCAAACATCACTTCCCCCTCCTCTTCATAGGCTCAAACCGAAGCGGCGCGGGGTACGTTTTCGTGTCGATGACGATGTCGCCGTTGACGAACTTGAGACTGCCGTTCTCTTTGATGTACTGTCGCACCTCGCCCGTCTCAGTGTCGGCCCATATTCCACACAGAATCTCGCCGCCGTCGGCGTCAAAAAGTTTTCCAGGGCCGTGTGTCTTTACGTCGAGGATCACGACTGCTCCTCCTTGCAAAACACGCCCTCGGGCGTCAGCGTGCCCCTGCGATCCTTGATTTCGCCGTAGGCCGATTCCAGGCAGCCGTAGAGGCTCACGCCCTGCAAGGCCGAGTAGATGATCAGCGTCACGAGTACGTCGCCGACGCCGTCCACGATGCCCTCGCGGTCGTTCTTGAGCGTGGCGTCAGCAAGCTCGCCAAGCTCGCTCACGGTCTTCATGAGCTGGGCCTGCGGCGTGCTGTTCGGGATGATCTGGCGGTCCCTGGCCCACTGCTCGACCTTGCCGATCAAGTCGGCGTAAGAGCCGAAATTCAGGCGGTCGATCTCGTCGGCCGCCCGCAGGAGAGCCGCGGCCTGCTGCCGCTGGGTCTCGTCGGCGGCCTTCAGCCGATCGGCCAAGTCCTCGCCTATTTTGTAGGCCGCGATGCCGCGAAGCTCGTCTGAAAAACTACCCATGCGTCCATGCCTGAATGACGTGGTGATGTCTCATGATCTGACGCACGCTGTACCCGTCGAATACTTCGTCTCGCACATAGAGATGAATCACTGCGCCGGCCGCCAGAGGCATCGCCTCGCAGGTCTGCTGCACCGGCCGGATCGCACCATCCAGAGGGCCGCCGACAAACTCGACTCGGATGAATTCCGTCATCTCTGGTCTCCAGGCTATCGGGGGCGGCGGAAGGAGTCGCCGCCCCCGACAGCACCGGCTGGAAGTATCAATGGCTGTACCGGAGGACGGCGAACCAGCCGCGGCGAGCCGGCGACCATGCAACGCCTCGCTCAACGATCCGATAGCGGCCACGCATGGCCTCGTTGTAGAAACATGCCGACTTCTCTGCCTCGAGCGGGCTGACGGTCGAGAAGCCTATGCCCTCTCGACGGCCCCCGAGCACGCGGCAGTGTTTCAGCAAGCCCGTGCGTGCGCATTCGTCGGCCGTCTGCTGGGCACTGACCACGGTCGTCGTGGTAACGACCACGTTCTGGGCGCTGGCGATAGTGGTCACGCACGCCAGAGCGAAAGCAAACAAAAACAGTCTCATGTTGAATCCTCCGTGAAAAAAGAAACTGAACCGGCCGCATTGTCTGGACCGGGAGCCTATGTGTCAAGATCGTCTTCCATCTCGCCCAGAAACTTACGCATCTCGTGAGCGTAGACCTCCATAGACTCTTTGAGCAGAAACGCGGCGGTCGCCAGCCCGTGGGCGTTGACGGCCTTCGCGGCCCTTCCGAGAGTCTCGATCATGGGCATCGTCGCGACCAGCTTGTCTACCTGCACCGTCGCAGCGGCAACCATGATTCGCTCCTCGGGTGTCATCTGGTCGCCTCTTTCCACGACCCGTCGGGCTTCCTGTCGTACTCGACAAACGGAACGCCCAGGCGGCGCGCTAGCGATGCCATTGTCGGCCGGAACACAGCGACTTCGGCGTGATCGACGAATACGCCTTCCGCCACGAGGCCGGCGATGCACAGGGTCGCCACGCCGCGGCGGCGGTAGGCCGTCGCCACGAACGCCTCGATCGTCGGACGCTCCTGCCAAATCTCAGACCTCGCCCAGCCGATGACCTCGCCTTGATCCAGGCAGATGGCGATCGTGCCGGCCGGCTCGCCTTCAAGCAGGGCTCGCTGGAAGTCGCTCCCCGGCCGCGTCAGGTGATCGGCGATGAACCGCTTCTCGGAGCGGCGCAGACGGGAGGTCTTGAGGATGAAGAGTTCCATTAACCAAGCCTCACATACAGCGGGCCGTTCTCGCCGACGAAAGCTCCGAGCGTGTTGAACTCGAGGAATTCGTCGGCCTCTTCGTGCGTCATCCCGTCGCGGTCGACGAGAGCCTGGACGCACTTGTCGTAGTCGTAGACGGCGACGACGGCGTGATGATGATTCGCCGTGTAGCCGATGAACGCCGACTCGAGGCCGTCGGCCAGGAGGGCTTCAGGGTTGATCTCGGTAAGCTCTTCAAGTCGTTCGGCGCTCATTCTCCGGTTACCTCCTTGATCCACTCCCGATACAAACTCACCCGCGTGTGCGCCGTCTCCTCGCCCTGGCGGCTCTTCAGCGGCCCCCTCGGGGCCATCGTGAAGCTGTTGACCCCGGCCAGCTTGCCTCCGGCGAAAAGCGGGCCTCCTGAGTCCCCAGGCGAGATGCAGAACTCGAGCGTGCTCGTCCCACACTGAGCGTGGCAGACGATGACCGACCGCTCGAACCGCTCGATCGTCTGCGTCCCCGCCCGCAGCTTGCCGTCATAACCCTCGTGGCCCGCAGTCAGCTTTCCGTAGAGGCCGTAGCCGACGATGCTGACCGTCTGGCCGACCTTCTCGTCGCCGTCGCTGAGTGGTGGGTAGTAGGCAATGCCAGCGGGCTTGTCACAGTGCAGCAGGGCCAGATCGTGAAATCCGTTCTTGTCGTCGTCCCAGTCCGGGTGGATGACAACTCGGTCAACCAGACGGTTCGACAGCGTGATCCCGCTGACTCCGACTGCAACGTGCGCCGCCGTGATCGCCCAGTGCGGGGACAACAGAGTTGCCGTCGCCTCCGAGTATTTGCCGTCATCGTCGCGGCCGGAGAAGCGAACTGTGTAATCGCGGAATCGAGAACCGTACTCGATGTACCTCGCGTCCGGCACGGCGTCGTCGGTCGTGCCTGCCATCGCGGCGGGAACGCCCAGCAGGAAGGCGGCGAGGGCTTTGTCTTCGATGGGGGTCATTTGGTTATCTGCCTTGTTCCTTGGGGGGGCTACGAAATATCGAACAACCCCAACTGCTTATGCCGCGAATCTGGCACCGTGAACGACTCGCCGAACACGTCCCACCTATCGATCCATTTGTTGAACTCATCGATTGGCACATGAAGCTTTATGCGAGTTCCACACGACATTAAAACTGAGTCTGCGGGGATGATCGCAGTTTCGCCCCGATGCTTGATGGCAAGAACATCCCAGTCGCCTCGCTCGTACCCTGAGTGTTCCCTTCCCGCCATTTTTGCCAGAACAAGCAAGCTTGGGCGAGACTCTGTTCCATACACATAATCCAACTTCTTGCACTGAACCGTCTTACCGTTGATCAGCAAGTCATACCTACAGCGGCGCGGCGGGTGACTAACAACCATCCCCAGCCCGCTCGCAATCTCCGACAATTCGTCCTCGAACAACTTTCCCTTTTTTGCTGCTTGGTGGTAGTCGTCGCTGCTGGATTGGCTTTCGGCAAAACGGCTGAAAGTCTCCCTGCACTTGTCGATCGCCTCCGACGCCGACAAAATCATCTCCGCAACCTGGGCGAGTGTTGTCTGCCTGTCCATCTCTCTTCTCGCACAGTCAGTTCAACACCCTCGCCACCACGCTCATCGCCCCTGCTCCTTCTCGAGCCAATCGGCTGCCTTCACCAGCCACGCCGCGACCTTCCGCAGCGCGTCTGGATTCTCCGAATAGTCGGGATCGTCGTTCGTCGGCGGGACGCTGTCGAAGCGACAGTCGACATACGCCGCCGCCCCGTCCTCTGACGGCCTGCACACCATGCAGAACAACTCGTCATCGATGTCGATCGGTGCAGGTGGCTTCACTTGTCCCTCGTCATGTACGGGATGAGGCTGATGTACGCGACCGCTCCAACGAACACGAGGAGCGTCGCGACGTTCAGCCAGACGCTGATCGACTGTTCGATTTCGTTCATGCCCAAGAGCATCACTCACCGTTGAGAAATTGGAACCACGTTCGGGCCGGTTTCTTGAGCTGCTCGACATCGAACAGCACCGCTGCCCACGACTTCTCCAGAGCCTCGACGCGGGCAGTCAAGGCAGCGAGCCCCCTGCTGGTGACCACCACCATGCGGTCGGTCGACTCGCCCTCCTCGCGTAGCTCGTGGACCGTCTTCGCGATACCGGCGAGAGACTGCTCGACGCTGAAAGCTGGCTTCTTCTTGCTCACGACTTCACTCCTTCTTCGATTTTCTTGCATTCGGCGTCGATCTCGAGAAAGCCCCTCTTGAACTCGACGATGCTCTGCCCCACGCTCCTGGCGACCTTCGGCAGACGCCCGCCGAACAGCATCACGCTGACCATGCCGATGATTGCGACCTCGATCGTTCCTAGCCCGAACATGCCTCTTCTCCTTGATGAGGAAGTGAAAGAACACCAACGTCCAGATACTCAGGCAACAGGATTGCCTTGATGTCGGAGAAGCCCTGGGCGTCCAGCTTGCTCCGAATGTCGGTCTTGAGGGCTTCAATCGCATGCGGCGGTGCAGCATGCTTGAGCTTGAATACCAACAGAGTTCGCGTGCCCGGCGAGTTCTCGACGACCGTCGGCGGCGAGACGGGGACAGCGGCTAGTGCCGGGACTGTGAAAATGCTCTGAAGCAGCGTGCGGCGTGTTTCGTTCATTTCTGAATGCCCTTCAGTAGCCTTGCGATCTCTTCCGCCGTCGGCGGCTTCGGCTTGGTCGCCTCAATTGCCTCGCTCACCGTCCATGCCGCCATGTTGCGAGCCAGCTTGCCGAACTCCTCGGGCGTCATCAGCCCTTCCTGGCATCGGTCGGCCATGCGGACGGCGAGGTCGTGCGTCAGGCTCCACAGGCGGGATTCCCAGTCGGTCGGCAGCCGGTGCATCTCGTAGCCAGACGGCAGAGTGTGTGTTCTCATCTCGCGATCCAGTTCCCTCAGAGAAATCCCTGCGTTCAGGAGAGCCTTACGAAACTTCGCCGTGTCGGCAGTGACGTTGATCACGACGCCGTCTCCTTAGGCGGAGCCCGATAGATCAGCTCCTCACGCACGATCTTGACGTGCCTGGGGGCGTCGATGACCAGACGCACCGTCTTGCCGACCACGGATTCCACCGTGATCTCGATATGCGGTCGATCCAGAATCAGCTTCTGACCGGGGCGACGTGTTAAGCAGAGTGCCATACGGGAATCCTTTCCGTTGTGTGCGGGGAGAATCTAAACTACGCCGAGAGTATCGTCCAGTAGCCTATACGCCGCACATGCCTTCGCACTCGTCGTTGAAATTCGAGAACAAAGACCTCTGACCAGACTTTTCTTCCTCGGATCGCAGGTCGACAACAGCCAGGGGCTGGTACGAGCGGTGAAGGAAGTTCAGGCCGCGAGACCCGTCGCCGCGGACGCCCTCGTCGATCTGCACGGCCCTGGCCCACGAGACTGGGTCTGTCTCTTTTAGTTCAAGCCATTCCTTGTTGGTCTTGTACGGGCAGAAGACGCACGCCGACCGTGGCACTTTGTGCGGAACCCTGTCCTTCAGGTAAGACACGCAGTCGCCTCGCGACATCTCAAGGTCAAATAGCGGGAACTCAACCAGCCACTGCTTCGGCCTCGCAGAGTACCGCTGCTTGACGCGGATTACTCTTTTCGGCTCGTCGAAAGACAGCCCCATTAGCTGAACGCAGACGGAGTCTTTCGGCAGCGGTCGCCCCGGCTCTACGCCGAATATCTGACGGCGGATCACCCTCTCGACGACATCTACCTTAAACTCCTTCGTGCATTGCCGCTGGCCGATGCCTTTTTTCTTGTCTCCGTCCATGACGTAGGCGGGAATTGAAGAGAAGTGCGAACCGTCTCGCCTCATATTGCCGCGGGCATCGCTGCCGGCAAGCAGGCAGTCACCAAGGCTTCCAGCCGACGCTTTCAAAATCGTGGGGCCGCCCAGTGATTCCATCCAAGCCAAGTGCTGATAAACATCAGCCGGCTCCTCCTGAGTATCTGCAAATATCGCCACATCGAAGGGCTCGATCTCGCCGTCCATCGCCATCAGGTAGAGGGCTGTCGATTGAACTCCAGCGCCCAGGTTCAAGATTCGCTTTTTCATAGGGCTCACCCGCCTTCCCTAGTAGTGCTCCAGACCGTATCCACGCTGGCTACGATCATGTGCGAGTCTTGTCCGAGCTGTTCTCGAAGCTCGTCTGCAAGAGTCGCAGCGTGAGCCTTGATCGCGGCCAAGTCGGACGGGAACCTCGGGTAGTTGCGGAATCCCACAACAAAGCCGGCCTCCTCGCCGCCGCGGTAGATGAACGTCGTCGGCGTCACGGTCACGCACGTCGGGTTGTTCTTGCAGTACAACCGGACGACTTGCTTTGCGTGCTCAATGTCGCCTGCCATAAAAAGCGACACTTCCACCGTTTCGCACGAGGCAGAGTGCTTCTGAAAGCGTGTAGATGCGCCATACATGACCGCGGACTCCTTTCCGTTGTGTGCGGCAGTAGCCTACCGGGTGCCAAGTGTCTTGTCCAGATGTCTTTTGCATTCCTCTTTCACCATCGACCGTGGGTGACTCTCAGCCGCCCACTTCAGGTAGTCCATGCCGCGCGGCTGCTTCTCGACCTCGGCGAGCGTCAGGCCAGCGAAGCGACCGTCTCGCAGGACGAACTCCTGCTCGCGCGGCTTTAGATGCCCCTTGATCGCCTTGACCCACTGGCCGGTGCCGCAGAACACGCACGCCAGATACCACTCGCCGTGATCCTCGTGCAGGATGTCGTGGCACTGCGTGCCGCAACGACCGTCGGCGCAGTCGTAGGTGTGGTCGATCATCCCGATGGGGAGGATCGCCCGCTGGGTCGTGAAATCCGCTTTATAGATTGCCGGTTCTGGGGCGACCTCCGTCGCGTTTGGCTGCGCGCGGGAGGGTCTCTTGCGAGAAGACGAACGTGTCGGCTCGTCGGGGGATACATCGAAAAGCATGTCCATCAGCGTGGCAACTCCATTGCGTAAGGTTCGTCCGACTCGCACACAATCAGCCGCTCTTTGGCTCGAGTAACGCCGACATACTCGATCCGGCACTCCTCGTCGTGGCAGCGTGGGTCCAGCTCTCGCTCCTGCTCGACCCGCGCGGCCGTCTCGGTCGCCAGGATTACGTCTTGGGCCTCCATCCCCTTGGCCCCGTGGATGGTCGACAGCCTCACGTTCGGCTTCGTTGCCACAGCAGGCCCGTGACGTTTGGCAGAGTCGTACCACTTCTTCCCGCCGTCAAGCAGGCTAGCCCAGCCCCCAGACCGGATCATATCGACCAGGGACTCCGTAGCCCCGCCGACACTGACGATCTCGTCGGCCGGCAGGAAGTCGACATCGTCCCGCCGGCCGCTTGACCACGCAGTCTTCTCGCCACGACGCAGGAAAATGGCGTCGCCAGTAGCCTTTACGGGCGTCAGTTCGATTGCCGCCTTCCACTCGTGACCGCCGATGTCCTGGCCGTGCTGGAGCTTCCAGTAGGCGTTGAATGCGACGAGCGCCTTGGTGTCATCCTTCTCGTTGATGCCGGCATGCGGGATTCGGCGGGACTCGAGCACCTCGGAGAACTTCGCCAGCGAGAAGTTGCAGCGTGCTAGCACCAGTGTCGTGCGGCTGCCGTCGATCTGGCACAAGGCTCGCTCGACAGACGCTTCGCGAATCACGCACCCGTCGTGAGAGGCTGGGGCGATCTTCCTGTCGAAGTAACCCTTGTGCATCCGCTTCAGGCACCGTTCGCCAAGCTCCATGACGGCCTTCGGGCAACGCCACGACTGAGGCATCGTCCGCTCCTTGTTGACGCTCCACGACAGGAAGTTGTTGTAGTCCGCCCCGCCAAACCCAAAGACCGACTGGAAGGGGTCTGCTGCCAGATACGCCCACTTCACGCCTGGGGCGTAGGCCAGCCGCCGGCAGACGCGGTCTACCAGAGCCGAGGCGTCCTGGGCTTCGTCGAATATCCACGCCCGCACGCCCGCGGGCGTGTCCCCGGCGGGATCGACCTCCTCCGGCCCCTCAAGCTCGAACCGAACGCCGCAGTACCGCCCCAGGAGGTCGACGAAGTCCATTTTCCCGTCGATCCTCTTGGCTTCCTCGTACTTCCTGACGAAATGCCTCACCGTGGTGATAGGAGGCACCTCTAAGCCCGCGTGAGACTTTTCGGCATGAACGGACGCCAGGGGCACGATCCGGTTCCTAGCGATGTCCCAGAGCGTCAGAGAGGCAGCCGCCTCGGAGTCGCCGACGCACGCCGAATACCCGCTGTCGGCTACCTTCTTCCACGAGACAGAGACCCGCAGGCGGTCGGCGACCCACTTCGACGCCTTGTTGTCGCCGGCCAGCATCGCATCCGGCTTGACCTCTAGCATCTTGTGGCAGGTCGAATGCACCGTCCTGAACCAGCCATGCCTGTCCAGCAGGCTGTGGTGGCAGTCGAACGCCGCCGCAGCCCGGTTCACCATCTCCTCGCGTGCCGCGGTCGTGAAGCTCGCAAACCCGATCGCTGCCGGCGAGTCGCCGATCTCGCCGAGTACGCTCTTCATGATCCCCAGCAGTTCCGTCGTCTTGCCAGTTCCTGCCCCGCCGATCAGCCGCGCGACCTGTGTTTCGCTCATTGGACCGCTTTTCCTTTCTGGGTGTTTTGTGGGCCGGTTTTCGGTCCACCGTAAAGTCTTATCCAGTAGCCACTTAGGTCACGTTGGCCCACAAACCAGCGTTCCCGCGCTCATAATTGGTTTTTCCAAATCAATTTGGCCCCTATATATAAGGGCCTTTTGGTCCGAACCTCCGTCAGGATGGGCAATGTTCTCAAGATGGGCAACATGGGCTTGCGTCCACACGACGTACCGACGCCTGACGCCTGCCTCTGTCCGCACCCGCTCTACCCGAAACTCGTCCTCGCCGGCTGCTGCCAGCATCCGCCTCTTGAGGGCCACCATGTCGCCCTCGTTGAGCCGGACCTTCCTGGTCTTCTGGATGTCCTCGAAGACCCTAGTCCACGAGAAGTAGAGTTCGTAAACGCCGTCGCCAGACCGCACCCAGCACGGTCTGCCAGACGGGTGAGGCATGGAGTCGTCCATGTCCGGCTCCGGCTTGGCGATGTTCGACAAGCCGTCCAGCAGCCACCCCGCCACGACCGCATACCGCTGCTGTTCGGCAGGCGGCCACTCCTCGTCCCGATCATCCATCAGCTTGACCTTCAGCCCGCGAACCTTGACGGTCTTCTTCTCGCCTTCCGGCTTGTAGGAGTATCCGTTCCAGATTTTCGCCCACTCCTTCGGGTTCGGGTCCGTCACGTCGATCGTGCCGGTGGCTTCGAGCACCTTGCGGGCGACGGCGATCGGGCTTGACCAGTCGGCGCTGGTCAGGGAGACGAAGACACGCATTTTCTCGTCCTCGTCATCGTCCTGGGTGGCCCCAGGCAGGGGCACGCCCAGGCGGAACTCCTTTGGATCGGAGTGAACGACTGTCAGTCGCCACAAGCCAGGGAACCACTCTCCCCCGCGGATTTCCAGGCCGCTGGCGGTGTGCGGGCTCTTCTTCCTTGCTTCTTCCACCTTCTCGTCTGCGTTCTCGTCGGTGCTGGCTACCTTGGTGGCTCCAGCGGCTCGCGCCTTCATGCCCCATCGAAGTTGACTCTGCCAGATTTGCACGAGCTGCTTGTCGTCAAGCGGTTTTGCGAGACGGGTCTGGTTCAACGCTTGGCAAATCATCAGCACGTTTTGCTGCTCGGCAGGGTCATGTGGATTTCGCATCCGCATGATCTCCGACGAAATCCACGCCACGAGTGCGTCGTTTCGCTCGCCCTCGACAATGATCCGCTCGTAGATCGTGTTCTTCGTGATCTCGCCTTCGCCGCCCTCTCCGCCGCACGCGGCGATGACAGCGAGTACCAGGGCTTCCGGCATCGTCGCCAGCTCCACCTCGTCGGGCGACCGCCCCGGCTCCCACGCATACTTCTTTCCGGTGTGGTGGACGCTGGGGGGAATGATCGACTGCGTCATCTTGCCGCCGCCGCCGAACCGCACCTCCAGGCCATCGATCTTCTTGACGCCCTTGGATATGTCAGCGAGCCGCTTGTCTATCTTCCACAGGCGATGGCCGCCTCGGGAGGAGACGAACCCTGGGGTCGGTATGCCGAGCAGGCCAAACCGCTTCGCGGTTGCAAATGACTTCTCGTCATCCCACTCGGTATCGATCACGCCGCTGGACGGCCCGAGGGGGAGCCCGATGTTCCACATCTCTCCATCCTCGTACCACGACGCAATCGCGTCCTCATCGGTCGTGACGTGGAGAAGCCAATCATCATGAATCGGATGCTTCCCCGGCATTCCGCATGACTTCCCCCGGAAGCACATGCAGCCACCGTCGTCACGCATTCCGTAGTTCTGCACCATCGGCCAGCCTTGGTTTGCCGCGTATCCTGCTGCTGCTTTGAAAATGTCGTTCATGTTCCAATCCTCCATTCAGGTGCAGACCACTTCGACTCCCAGTCCAACGGCTCACTTACCGCGAAGACTTTCGCCCATTCGTTGATGTAGGCGTCGGCGACTGACTCAGACTCGATGACAACGGCGTTCTCTCTGCTCTTCGTGCCGTTGCTTGTTGGGTTAAAAGACCCGGTCCAAACTGAAAACGGATGAAACTGCACGACACTCCCATGCAGCTCGTCGGGCTTGACGGTGCAGTTGCAAGCGACCGCAAACTTATGGTGCATCCTCGGGGATGCCCTTCGCCTCTCTGAGTTCGCAACTCCCGCGCAACGCACGGCATCAACGAAATCGTCCGAGCACATAGACAAGCCACTCGCGATCGACGGCAATTGGTATCGCGAAAAGCTACAAGCGAGCCTCTCGTACTTTTTTTGAAGCATCCTGTTCGATCGCGAGGTGTGGTTGCTGTCGGGGCGAAGGAAGTCCTCCTTCTGAACGACAATCTGGCATCCATGCTTCAGCGAGGCCATCGCATCAAGCACTCTGTAGTTCGTCAACCACGCGAAGCAACAGAAGATGAACTCCGCGCCAGAAATCCAGTGCGTCAAGGCTCGCTCAAGGTTTCCAGTTAGCGTGGCTACTTCCTTGATGTCGTTGTGTAGGACGACCTCATATCCAGGGAGCCCGTAGCCAAGTAGTTTGTCTGGCGTAAGTGGCACATCTTCTCCGTCCGCGTTCCATATCTTCACCTGATTCCAATCGAACCCGTCGTCTCGGGCATTCATTTGCAAGCCTTTTGAGGTTGTTGGTTAAAAGACCCCCCGCGGAGCCGCCATCACTGACGGCCCCGCGGGGGTTTGAGTCCCGCCCGTCCAGGCCCGCGGGAAAGGTGACGCGGGTGATCTGGACCGACTTCCGGCGTTACGACGCCACTAACCGGCTAGGCGACCGGGCGGTCGGACGATGAGCCAACCGCTATGGCCGCCGGCCCAGCCGGCTGAATCACTCGTCGTCGCCGATGTCCGCGGCCGACACCGTCGCCCCGGCGGGCGGCGTGTTGAACATCTGCGTCAGCGGGGTGTGGTAGACCTTCTCGGCCACCGAGCCCTGCTCCTCGGAGATCGTGCCGACGGTGCGGAACACAATCTGCGAGTACGGCTGACCTCCAGAGTTCTTGATCTTCTGGAGCTTCAGCCCGATCACGCACTCGTAGGAGAAGCTGGGCAGACGCTTCCGAAACGGCAGCCAGCTCGCAAGCGACCCCGGCCCGACGGTCACGAGGATCGGCCACGTCTCGCCCTCACGCAGGATGGCGAGCACGCGGGATTCCTTGACCTTCCGCGACCGGCCGCCGGCCTTGCCGGACCCCCAGCCAAACTCTGGTCCGGTGGACAATGCCGCCCAATCGAAACGACGGTCGCCGATCCGATACTTCTCCAGAGCCTTGGGGTCACAGTCTCCCAGGTCATCACTCACACGGTAGCCGACCATCAGGTCGTGCGTCACGATCACGGGCCTCATGTCCGACGGGTCGTCCTTCGGCCAGAGCGTGCCGCGGCGGCCCTCGGCGACGAGCAGGCCGACGATCTCCTCGGTCGTCTCGATATTCCCCTGGTTGTCGATCGCCCAGACGGTCCCTCCGCCTGCCGGCGTCGGCACCTTGATGAGGTCTTGCTCCCTCATCGGCTCACCCTCGAGGTTCGACTGAATGATCCTCGCCTGCCGGCTGGTCGGCGAGAGCGAGGGGTAGTCGATCGTCTTCACGTTCGTCGAAATCGCAGTGCTCATGATTTGCTCCTTGAGCTTTCCTATCGATCCATCAACACACGCCAGCGAGGTAACACACCCCACTGGCAATCAACTCAGAACGGGGCTGCCTCGTTGGTCGTTGCCCCCGGAATCGTCAGGTGCCGAAGTTCAGGACGGACGTACTCGCTGACGATGCCAGCGAACGGAGTCCCCTCGGCCCAGGGCTGACGGGCGTCCCTGCCCGCAGCCTGCGACATCTCTTTGAGCAGGCTCTTCAGTCGGGTCGTGTTGACGCCGACCAACTGGGCCTCCATCCCCGCTGCTCGTGCCGCGGCCAGAATCGCGTCCTGCTTTTCTGCCGTGGCGGTCACCGAGTGAACCCACTCGATCCGCCAACTCCGTCCGGCGACTCGCACTCCGTCGAGTCTTCCTGCCGTCATTTCCTCGACGGCAATACCCGCGAGCTTGTCGCGGCGCTTCTTCAACTCCTTGACAGCCATTTCCGCCGAGTCGATCTCTCGGTCGATTCTGGAGATCGCCTCAAGCGCGCTCGACAGCGGTGTGTCTTGCTCGGTAGCCTTCGCAGATGACATCAATCACTTCCTTTCTTTCAGACAGGGCTTGATACACGCGGCCGTCGGCCGTTGTCTTGCCTTGTAGGGTTGCGACCAAACTGAAAAACCGCGTGTTTCGTTCCTGCCCCGGCCGGTGGAGGCGGGCGATTGCCTGGAGCCATTCGGAGAGGCTGTGGCCGAGGCTGTAGAAGACGCCGACGGCGGCCCTGGTCAAGTCGATGCCGATTCCGCCGCTTTGGATTTGAGCGACCAGTACGGCGGTCTCACCGGCCTGCCACTTGGCAAGGTCGTCCACTTTACCAGATAGCTCGCTGACGCTGCGGCCAAGCGAATTGCAGGCATGGATGACGCTCTCGATGTCTGACCGGAACCGGCAGAACACCACGAGCGGCTCGTCGGCCGGCATGTCCTCGAGCATATCGGCGAAGGCGGCCCGCTTGGACGGCGTCTCGTCGATCTGCCTCGCGACCGCCGCGTCATCAAGTTTCATGAACCCGCTCGTTGCCTGGAGCATGCGGAGCAGGCCGACCATCGCGTTGGCAGGCGTGATGTAACCGCCGTCGACCTGCGCGCAGAACTCGCGCTCGAGCTGGGTGTAGACGCGGCCCTCCTTGGCCGACATCTCCACCGGCACCTCGACATGCAGGATCGGGGGAAGGTCAAGCACGTCCTCGCTGCGTCGCTGAAACGTCGTGGCGGCAACTTTTGCGGCGAATTGCTCGCGGTTTCGCCAGCCGATGACCATGCCGGGGACATGCGGATTGACGACTGCGTAGGTTGCCTTGAACAGGCCGTAGAGCTGGCCGAACGTCGGGCATTCGGGGCTTTCGACGGCACGCCACGTTCCGAAGGCATCAAGGGGGCTTTGCGACAGCATGGTGCCAGAAAGCCCAATCCGCTTCGCCGTCGGGTTCTTCTTGCACATTTTGGCCGCCCATTTGCTCGCGGCCCCCGACGGCGACTTGAGGCGGTGAACCTCATCCCAGACGAGGCAGTCCCAGGAGAGCTTTTCAACTTCTTTGATTCGCCAGAGGCTCTCGTAGTTGCCGACGACGATCACGGGCGACGTATCGGCCATCGCGGCCATGAGCTGCCGGCCTTTGTCGGCCGAGGTGCCGCGGTCGAGCAGGAGGACGCGGATTTCTGGCAGCCACATCCCAGCCTGTTTCGCCCAGGCGGGAATCACGGCCTTCGGGCAGCCGACGAGAATACGGCGAATCGAACCGGCGAGCATCATCCGCTTGATTATTTCAAGCGTGGTGCGGGTCTTTCCGGCCCCCATGCCGATCCACAGAAGGGCGTCACGACGCCCATCTGCCCATTCAATCGCTTCCTGCTGATGCGTCCAAAGCATGCCTGCACTCCCTTGCGTGGAGGGCAGGATAGAAGGCTACTGAAAAAGAGTCAAGACGGCTTCCGCTTTCGGCCGCGTTTCGTGCCGTTCGCTTCCAGCCGACGAGCAAGAGACACGTTCGCCTCGCAGCTCGCTCGCGAAAACACCCAGCACCGACTGTTTCTGTTCCGTCCGTTGGCGAGGACTCGCCCGACGATTTTCCCGGCGAGAGCCAGCCGCGGGGGGAACGTCCAGTGAACACCTAGTATTTCGCCGGCCTCCCCCGTTGAGATGGCATCGCCGAACGTGATCTTATGCGTGACAGCGGCGAGTTTCTTGAGCATCGCCGGACGCTCCTCGACCGCCGTGCGTGCTCGCTTGCCAGTCCCACCCGACTCCATCGCGGCCTCGTACTCGGCGTAGTTCTTTTCACACTCGAGCATGGAGTACACGCTGAAGACCCGCTCTGGGTCTGAGTGGATCGGCGACCGCAGCGTCCTGGCCGTGAGCAGCCCCTTCTCCGACATCCTCTTGGGCTGCGTCCAGTGGACTCCCAGGAGGCAGGCGGCCTCCCAGCTTCCCAGGGCCATGTCAGTCTTCTTTGCCATCGCAAACCCTCCAGGCGGAAATGTCTCTCCGCTGGAGGATACTCCCGAGGCAGGCGTAAAAGCCAATCCGACCCCGCCACGGCTCCCACTTGACGGGAAGTGGAGGATAGGGGATTGTAAGTGCGTCGGGCCCGCATTGTGCCCGACCGGCCAGCAAAAAGCCAGCCGCCACGGTTACATGGAGGTTTCCGCATGCGAAAGCGTACCGTCATCGTCGAGTGGGCTGATTCCGGGGTCGAGGACGCCGACGAGGTCGTCGTCTACTCGGACACTCCCGCCCAGGCGGTCGACAAGGCGAGGAAAAAATGGCGAATGACCATCGGTGCCGAGTTCCCCCGCTGCCGGATAACCAAGGCGTTCATCCTGACGCCGGAAAAGCTTGCCGAGTTCCTATAGGCAAAAAAGTTGCAACAGCGGCACTACCCAAGTGGGTGGCGGTCACCTCTTGCTGGGCGGCTACGACGTGGTACTCCTTTGGCGGGAGGCTTACACCATGACGTTGCAACAGATACTGATCGATCTGTACGCGCCGATGACCGGCATATGCGATCGGACGATCACGCTCTACGGATACACGCTCCGGTCCTGGGGGGAGCAGCTCGGCAGGCCGCCGGAGACGACCGACCTCGAGGAACTGGCGGTTGCCCGCTTCCTTGCTCACCGCGTCCGGTCGATGTCCGCGGCGACCGCCGCCAAGGACAAGGCCCAGCTCACGGCCCTCTGGGGCTTCTGTAGTCGGCGTAGGCTCTGCGACACTTGGCCGCAGACGCCCAGGATCATCGTGCCCGAAAGAATTCCAGAGGCGTGGCTGGCTGATGAGTTTCAGAGGCTCATCGACTCGTCGAGGCAGGAGCCACTTTCGTACTGCGGATTCCCTGGCTCGCTCGTTTTCCCCGCGATGCTGCTCACTGCGTACTCAACGGGCGAGCGTATCGGCGCGATCATGTCGCTCCGTTGCCGCGACGTTCGCGGGTGTGCGGTCATTTTTCGTGCAGAGGACCGGAAGGGACGCAGGCGTGACATTTTCCGCGACATCAGCGTAGCCTGCGCGGACGCGCTCCTGGCGATTCGCCGTGGGCCGGAGGACACCGCGATCCCGTGGGACAAGCATCCAACCTACGTCTACAATCGGCTCAAGATCATCTTGAAGCGTGCCGGCCTGCCCCACGGCCGGCAGGACAAGTTCCACAGAGTGCGAAAAACCACAGCGAGCTACTACGAGGCTGCTGGCGGGTCGGCGCAGCGTCTGCTCGATCACTCGAGCCCCGCCGTCACGCGGCGATACCTAGACCCTCGGATAGTCACGCCTGGGGAGCCCGCGCCGAGCGTGCTGCCGGAGGTTATCTAGCTGGCGGCGAAAGCCTGATCGACCCACAGCCCAGTGGTTTCGTTGAGGACGAAACCTTCGCCGGGGCACGGTGGCACAAAACCGTCGATATCCTCTCGGTATGTGTAGCCGATGCCTGCGTAGTTGAGCCGGAACGGCACGCCGCCGTTGAGATGCTGCCCGCCGAGAGTGTGGTAGCTGGTGCGCAGGCAGCGAAGACCGACCGCCGCAGCGTAGTGTGACTCCCAGTCTCCGGTTGTCTCGTCGTTGCCGACAATCACCTCGGTGACTACGTTGTTTTCGTCGATAAATGCGTAGTGCGCCATTGTGGTCTCACCTAAATGTGACGGTGCCAGTGCCAGCGGTGATCGTGGTTATCTTGTCCGATCCGCTGGTGGTCGTGGTGGCTGTAAGACCAACGCCAACAGTCAGGTTCAACCCCGCCGCATAACGAAGCACGACCACACCAGAGCCTCCAGCCGCTCCGGCTGCGTTTGCGGGCGATGCTCCGCCGCCGCCACCGCCGCCAGTGGAGGCCGAGCCTGCCGAACCGGCCCCGGTAGTTCCTCCGTTGCCGCCGCCGCCTGTGCCACCACTCCCTGCTGTCGTGACGTTGTTCGTGTTGTTATTGCCACCAGCACCACCACCACCGCCAAAGCTAGTGCTACTCACAGGTGTTGTGCTTTGCCTGCCAGCACCGCCACTCCCGCCTGCCGAAGTCGTCGCATCACCACCCTGTGCGCCAGCACCTCCACCGCCACCGCCGTGCAGGAAATTTGTATTTGTTGTTGCTCCCAGACCTCCGCTAAACCCTTGGTGCGGAAACAGGGAAACTTGGCGAGGCGATGAACCTATCGCACCCGGACCCGTCCCCATTTGAAAGTATGACGTGCCCGCAGAGCCGCCGCCGCCAGCGGCAGTGAAGTCGGCAAAACGCGTCCAGTTCCCAATCGCGCCAGCCGCACCGCCGCCACCAATTCGCACCGTGTACAGCACGCCCAAGATGATCTCCGTGCTGGAATCCACGACGCCGCCTCCACCACCGCCACCACCAACACGGATCGAGGCCGAACCGCTAGCGCCACCTCCTCCACCGCCGACGACCAGTACCCGTATAGTGCGGCTGATCGACGCCCGTAGCCGAGAGGCACTTGCCAGCGACAGTGATGCGCTGCGGATCGTCATGTGATCTCCACGCCGTAGGCGTGAAACGCCACGTCTGTAGCACCGGCAAAGACGCTCACAACGTCAGTCGCCGCCAGCGTCACTCCGAGCGTGAGCGTCACCGTGTCATTCGCGGGCAGTGCAGCGTCATAAACCAGATACTGCGAGGTTGCGATGGAAGCACCAGCGGGTCGCACGGCGATCCGATAGGTGGTAGCCGTCGCTGCTATGTTGCACACCGTGACCGTTGAGACAATCGCCTGAGTGGCAGACGGCACAGTGTAGAGCGAGGCGAGCGTGGTAGCCGCTGGGCTGGTTTGCCCAAGAACTTTGTGCGTCTGCGGCATGTCAGCCTCCCATCAAGAGAAACGGGTGTATGAAGTCAGGCGAAGCCGCAGACGAAGCCGCCGCGACCGCCGAAGAAAAGTCGGTCACCTGCGCCGCCGTGATCGTCAGCGGATCGCTCCCTGCTGCGGCGTGACTGCTGGCGTGGCTGGTGGGATTCCTGCTGTCTGCCAATCGAGCGTCCCCAGTCAGCACGACGTTAGCTGAGAGCCGCGAGTCAGACAGCGTGCCACTGGTCACGGCGTCGGCACTGTGCGTGTGACTTGTCGCAGCCGCACCGATCGACGCAGGCGTGATTGCGTCAGAGCCGCCGGTAGCGTGCGTGGCGGCGTGCCCAACCACATTGCCGACCAGGTCCCAAGTGTTGACGCTTGACCACTGATACAGACGACCGCCGACGGTAGCCTGCTGCCCAACGGTAGGCGACGAAGGAAAACTCATGCGTAGGTGCCTCCGTCTGCGGCGTCGTCGATGCCGCCGACTGTGCCGATCTCGGCGTAGACACTGTCTGCCGCCACCCAGCGATAGAGCCGCGACCGTGTCTGGTCGAGGTAGAGCAACGCCGTCGAGCCGGTCGCCGGGAAGTTCGCCGCCGACGTGTACGCTGCCAGCGGCGACGCTGCAAACGGCGTCACAACTCCAGCCGCAGAGCGGTAGAAGAAGCGACCGTCCGCTTCGTTCACGGCGATCTGGCCGCTGACGAGCGATGACGGCACGTTGCCTGCCGTTGTGCTTCGGAGAATGCGGACAGTGTTTGCCATTGCTTAGAACGTCCCGCCGTTCAAGTCGATGCCCGCAATCGTTCCACCAGTGATCGCCACGTTGCTCGCCGCCTGCGTTGCCATCGTACCCAGCCCGAGGTTCGTGCGAGCCGTGGCCGCGTCAGTAAGGTCGCTGAGATTCGACGCCTTCGCCAGCTTGCCGCCAATGCTGTTGCTGATCGTCGTGGAGAAGCTCGCGTCGTTTCCTAAAGCCGTAGCCAACTCGTTGAGTGTGTTCAACGCCTCCGGGGCACTCGCCACCAGATTTGCGACAGCGGTCATGACGAACGAGGTGTTCGCTATCTTCGTCGAGGAGTCGCCGGCACTCACGTTGGGTGCCGTCGGCGACCCTGACAGTGCGGGCGATGCCAGCGGTGCGTAGGTGCTGCTTGCGGACGACTGCGTGAGATAAGTGCTGCTCGCGGACGAGATGGTCAGGTATGTCGACGCTGCGTTGGCAGTCGTCAGGTAGTTGGCAAGCTGGCTCGAAACGTCAACCGCAGCGACCGCCGAGGTGACATAGCTCTTCGTCGCAAACACCCCGTCGCCACCGATCGCGATCACGCTTGTCGCGTTGCCGTCCTGCCCCAAGCCCTTGCCGTACCAAACGACATTGTCGACCTCATTCACGGCGCACTCGCCGTTCAAGAGCGTTGCAGGCGCGCCTGCGTTACCCGAAACTCGACGCTTCAGTCGAAGACGATTTGCCATGACTCCTCCTTAAAAATTCTGCCCGTCGATCACGATGTCGCTTTCGGGATAGTTTCGCCATTTGCTGTTCGAGTACCGCAGCACATCGCCATCTGCCACGCCGCTCAACTGCACATCGCTCGCCGCCGACAGAGCGGTCCCCGGAGGCCCGAGGGGGCCGGTCGGTCCTTGCGGCCCGATACCGCCGCCGATGCTTGCAGCGACGACCGACGACCCCACGATCGCGGAGATGTTCCCTGCACCGCTGACGGTCGCCGTGATCGGCTGCGAAGAAACAGTCGCCGTGATCTGCTGCGTCATGCGTAGACCTCCACGGTGCCGGAGAGTGCCGTCCTCTGCACGCCGCCGGGTGCGGTCCAGTCAAGCTGCCATCCGTAGGTTCCAGCGGCGAGAGCGGCGGTCTGCGTGTCAGTGAGACTTACGGAGACTTGCCCCGCCGAAGCGTCGGCAATCGTCGTGGTGAACGGCACGACGGTCGCGCCGGTGACGAGGCTTGTCAGATTGGCTGTTACGGTGTAGCCAGAGAGACTTGCCACGCCGTCGAAGTCGATAAGCGTGCTGAAGTCGTTAGCTCTCCTGAAGGCGAGGCTCATTGTGCCGGGAAGCTGGTTGTATGTGCTACTCATAGTCTCATCCGAGAGTGTTGATGATTGCCCTGCCAATCGCCCACCGCATCGCTGCCGCCGAGGTGCGTGCCGCGATCACGCCACACGCTGCGGCGGCTGTCAGGATCGCGGCGAGGTAGATGGTGTCTCTCAAGACATGCCCCACTTAGCGTTCAGATATGCAAGGATTTGACTGCGGTCGCCAGACGAAACAGAGCCGCTGTACATGATGATCTCGCCAATGCTGCCATTGAGCCACCAATCAGCCGCAGCCTGATTCGCCCCAATGTTGACCTGCACGCCAAGGTTCAGCGATCCGGCAACGGACATTGTCGCAGCCGTGCCGCTGTTGAGGCGTAGCGAGTACACGTCGCTGGCCCTTGAAACTTCGCACAACTGGTATGAGCCGGTAGCAAACGTGTTGCCGGTCGCTGCATTAGTGGCAGACGCCGAGGGAGTACGAACAGTTAGTAGTGCGTTCTGCTCGCCCATTGCCAGCAGTCGCAGGATTGGCCCGTTTGACGCTGAGTCATCCTGCGAGATCACGATAGAAGCAATGGACGACAGCGTGGTCAGCTTCACAACAGCAAACATTGAGAACGCACTGGTGCCGAATTGCAGGCCGGACTGTGGAATCGACATGAATTGGCTGGAACCATTGAACGCAATCGCGCCGGAACCTCGCGTCGGCCTCGCGCCCGAACTGCTTTGCACGGCGTGGTTGCCGTTGCCGCTCTTGTCCTGCCACCGCGCCACGCTGCCGCCTGACGAAACAAGCGATCCGCCGCTAGTTGCGTCGTAGAGCGTCGATGCGTCGGCTCCGTCTAGCCATGTTGTCAAGCCGCTAACGCTCGCTGGAGTGAACGGCGTCCAGGTAGACAACGCCGCACGCTCCCAAGTATTGGTCGCCGTTGCTATGTAGAGATAATCCCCGTCATACGCGATCTGCCCCGCCGTCCCCGTCGCCGTCGCGCTCGCTGGCACGCTCGACCATGAGAGACCAGAGCCGCCACCAGAGCCTGTGATGGTGACTGGAAGGGTCGTCGGAGAAGCCGACAGCACGCTTGCTGGAAGAGCGGCTGTCGGCGGCGTGAAGTTAGCGACATAGCGAGCCGCCTTGGTGACGCGGAGTTCTGCTATGCGGCCGTTCAGGTAGTTGTTGTCAAGCTCTGTGTACACACGGCCGATGACTACGTCCGATTGGCCGTGCGAGTCGCTTGCAGACACGCTCCCGGCCGACACTCCGTTGACAAACATGGTTGCAGTGCCGCTTGACCTGACGGCAGCAATATGAACCCACTGGCCGGTAGCAATCGCGGCCGACGAAGAAATGTTAGCCCCGCCGGGGTGCATCATCACAGGAACGCCGGCGGTGTTAAGAAATACACTCACGCCGTATGGCGAGCCGTTGCTAAAAAAGGTTGAGAAAATACCGCCGTTTGCGCCGATGGCGTTCAGCCAAACCCACGCCTCAATCGTGAAGTCGCTCGCCCCCCACGCAAAGTCACTGCTGCTCACAGAGAGGTAGTCGCCGGTGCCGTCTAGGGCAATGGAGTTCGTGCCGTACTTACCAGACGCAGTTGCAGCGGCGTTGCCGTATGCTGTCAGCGTGCGAGCGTACTTGGACGAGTCTGTGAAGTTGCCGTCGCCTCGCAGGAGCAGCATCACGCTGTCCCAGTACGGATCGCTAGCCGGTATCGTCACGCTTCCAGAGAGCGAGCCGCCACCACCGCCGCCGCCACCACCCGCAAACTCCACGATCGCGCCCGTGTGGTTGCGGTAGTAGAGCTTGCCGTCGCGGAAGTTCAACGCCAGTTCGCCGTCAGCCAGCGTGGCCGGTGCCGCGTTCGCTACGCTCGATCGCTTCAACTGAATCAAGTCAGACATACGCTAGCTCGCAGGGTTTGCGCTGGTGGGTGGTGTGAACGTGGCCGTGTACCTTGCCGCAGACGTGTACCGCACGTCGTCGATGCTGCCGTCAAACCAGTACGGCGACAGGTCGGCGAACGAGCGACCGAGGAATATCCGGTTCGATGCAAAGTCGGTCGTGTTTGCGACCGGCGACCCCGCGACGGAGCCGTTGACAAAAAGACGCAGCGTCCCGCTGGCGCGACATACGGCGACGTGTTGCCACTGCCCAGCCGTCAGTGCCGATCCCGTGACCAATGCCGATTCGCTGTAGACAATGGTGCTGCTGCTTGTGAGGTACACGCCGTAGCCTGCGATCTGGCTGGCTCGCGTGTCGAACAGGTACTGCCCCTCTATGAGCAGTGCCGCTGGCCGCACCCACATCTCAAGGGTGAAGTCGCCCGTGCCGGAAACGATCTCGTTTAGCCCGTCAACGATTTGCAGATAGTCGCCGTTGCCGTCGAGGAGCAAAGACCCCGCGCCGAACTTCGGCGAACTCGTGGCAATCGCCGCGTTGCCGAACGCCGTGACCGTGCTGCCCGCCCCCGACCGGAAGTCGTTCGTGTTTGTGTCGAGCGGCATCAACAAGCGAACGCTCGACCAGAGCGGGTCGTTGCCAGACGGTGCCGCAGGCGCTGCGTATACGCCGCCGTCTACGTCGCCGCCAGAGCCGCCCGTCGCCGAAAGAACGCCGCTTGCTATCGCCAATCCGCTGCCGACAATCACCGCACCCGCCGCTGTCGTTGTTGCAATCGGGAGCCGTGCCGACGCAACAGTGCCAGACGTGAGCGACGAAGCGTCCGTCGATCCTGCCTCGCTCCACGCCCCGTCGCCACGCAGGAACGTCGTGGACGACGCTGTGCCAGAACTGCCTAGCTGGGCGAGCGTTATCGTGCCCGTGCGCCCGGCCACGCTCTGCACGGGTGCGGCTGCGGCAGCGCGGAGAGTGGTGTGGTAGAGGTTGGTGCCTTCAGGAACGTCAGTCGTCGTTCCGGGCGACGGCGAAATCTCGACATATGTCGAGCCGCTCCATCTGTATATTTTCCGCGTATCAACAGCCACATAGATGACGCCTGAGTCACCTTGCGCGGGGAACGCTGATAGTCCGGCCGCTTCTCGAACGTCATCGACAAACGACGGGAGGAACGCAGACGAAATCTTCCCCGAGCCGTCGAGTGTTGGGTAAGACCCAGCCACCTGCTTGCCGTCCAACGCCGTCTGCAATCCCGTCACGTCGTTTATAGCGTGCTGATGGGCTGCGGGATCAAAGGTCAGCGGGACATTCGTGAGGTTCGCGTAGCTGATTACGGGCACCGCATGCACATGGTCAGCCCGCGCGGCGGTTAGCGCCGACCCTGCCGATGCCACGCCAAGCGGCTGCGGTGTCTCGTCGGCGAGGTTCGACGATCCGTCAGCGCCACGCGGGATCGTGAAGTTCAGGGTGACGGTGCCACCGCTGGTCACGGTGTCGATCTTCGCGCTCGAGCCCGCGGCCCCCGTCGCAACCGAGCCCACTTGGACGGTCGTGTACGGCCCGCCTTCACCTTGCGGGCCTTGTGGCCCCTGTGGAATGACAAACGAAATCTGCTGCGATGGAGCACTGCCGGTGATGCTCACCGCGGCGGTCGCAGCCGTCGTGATGCTGACGCTGCCGACCGAGAGCGAGTTCGCCGGCCCCGCTTCCCCCTGAATTCCTTGAATCCCCTGAACCCCAGTCGCGCCCTGGGGCAGGACAAGATTCAAGGTCTGCGTTAGCCCGGTGCCGGTTAGAGTGGCCGCAGCGTCTACACCCGTGACCACCGTGCCGATTTTGAGCGTTGTCACCGGCCCCTGTGGCCCCTGTGGCAGCACGAATGAGAGCGACTGCGACGGTGCGGTTCCGCTGATGCTCACGGCCGCCGTCGTGCCGGTGCTCACGCTGCTGATCGACAGCGAATTCGCAGGGCCGACTGGCCCTGGCTGAAGCACAAACGAGAGAGACTGCGATGGTGAGGTGCCGCTGATGCTGACGGCCGCCGTCGTGCCGGTGCTCACGCTGCCGATCGACAGTGAATTCGCAGGGCCGCTGCTTCCGGTAAAGCCGCGAGGCAGGGCGAAATTGAATTTGGCAGCGTAGGCTGTGCCCGCGTTTACTATCGTGGCTGCTTGCGTCGCTTCCAGGGTCGCGACCGTCCCTACCTCAATAGTCGCGGCAGCCCCGTTGCCGCCGCCAATCGTTTGATTGCCGACGTTGACATTGACAGTGTCGCCGTTGCCCACGACGCTGTTGATGCTCGTCGAGCCGACGACAACGACGCTGATCTCGCTCATGGTGCCACCGCTGTCACGCTGCCGCTAATGATCGTTCGCGTGATCTGGCCTGGAGCGATCCATCGCAGGTACCATCGGTACGTCTGCGTAGGCGATAGTAGTATCGTCTGGTTCTCGGAAAGGCCGATAACCATCGACCCGGTCGATGGGTTTGGTATGCCAATGGTCGGCTGGGTGACCGTCGTGCCGACGCCGGCCAGCGAGCCGGCCCCGCCGCCTTCGGTCGTCACTTCGCTTCGGTAGATATAGCTTTCCCATGCGAAATTCGACACGTCTCGCTGGAGCGAAATGGCGATATTCCATTCATCCCCGCGCACGGCGATGATGTCCAGTTGGCCTGGGAGCAAGCTGAAGGTAGCGATAGCATCACCTCGTCAGTTCGGGGCCGCTTCGCCATGCTGGCCGGTCTTCTTGACTACGGCCTGCCGGATTTCCTGCTGGCCCGCGGCGATCTCTTGGAGGGTCTCAGCCTGCTTGAATTGGGTCTTCCCGATCTCGTCGAGGGTCTCTCTCGTGGAATCAAGGAACTCGGTGTGCGATTTGACGATCGGAACGACCACGGTTCCATGCAGGGTCACGGCGGCGTCCCTGAGAAACCAGACGAGGACGACCAAAAGAACGACGGGAACGCCGAATCTCTCGGCCACGCGGAACGCGGCCTCAACGAATGATTCGCTGCTCATCTGGAACTCCGCGAAGCCACAAAATGTAGGCCGGTAGCCTATTTAAATTGTAGCAGCGGGCAGTTGCATTCTGAGGTCATCCAAGGAGCCTGAGTTGTCGATGGTTCTGGCGATCAGGTGGTCGCTCACCCCGGCTTCGCTCTGGTGCGCCGCTGTGTCGCCAGAGAGGCACCGCCACCCCCGCCGGATGACCCTCCACACCTCGCCCCCGGCGGCAACGATCGCCTGGGCCTCGTTGTCGAACCGCACGTCGGTGATGACGACGCCGCGGCCGGCATCCAGCTCTACCTTGGCCCGCTCCATCGCGATACGAATCCAGATTTCTGAATGAATGGTGTCCCGCCCCCACTCAGTCCCAAGACTCTGGAGCATCTGCCTGGGGGACTTGCCGAGCCAGGGCAGGACGGCTTCTTTCACCTCCCGGTCTTGCAGGCGGCTGACGGGGATGCCCGTAATCGTCGAGACGCACTCGTAGAGCGGGTCGGCGAAGGCGATCTGCCGGCAATCCGTAAGAAATTCGGCCACCGTGTTCTTTCCAGCCCCCGCAGGGCCGCAGAGTCCAATTAGCACTGGAAATCCCTCCCATCAAAGCGGATCGTGACCCCTACGCTGCCTGCCAGGAGCCTCTGGCTGACGCATGCCTCCTCGAGCATCTTCTCGGCTAGTTCCACGTTGAGCAGCCATCGGGCCGGCGTGGCATTGCGGAGGGAGATGAGCCCGACGACCTCTGTGATGCCTGCCTGGATGATCGCCCTGGCGCAGTCGGTGCAGGCGAACCACGGGCAGTAGAGCGTCGCGCCGGCCGTCGCTACGCCCATCTCCGCGGCCTTGTAGATCGCCGCGCGTTCGGCGTGCTCTACGAAGTCGTACTTGAAGGGTCGAGCCATCCTGTGTTCGTGTCGTGCCACGCCCGGTGGAACGCAGTTGGCTGCGTAGATCGTGCCGGCCGCCGCCACCAGCACGGCCCCATTCTGCGTGTCAGGGTCGTGGGAGTGCTGCACGGCGTAGCGGCAGGCGTCGTGGAGCCGGTCGAGGTCGCTCATCGGGTCGGCCCCGCGATGTGCATGGCGTGGAGACCACCTTCGGGCTTGTAAATGAAGCACTCCATCCCTCGTCGGGTGCCAAGGTAGCCGCTGGCCGCGTGCCATTCGTCGGCCGGGGCGATGCTCGGGGCGGTTCTGACTGTGACCGAGTCCTCGGACGCCAGGAACTTCTCAGCCGCCTGCCCGTGGAGGTGGCCTGTGTGATATTCGCGATACCAGCACTCGGCCCACTTCTTTGACGCTTCGATCGCCATGAGCTGCGGAAGTCGCTTTCTTGCTCGATCCCCGTGCGTGGCCCCTAGTAATGTCCCACCCCAGGAGACGTACTGGCGGCGTGTGTAGTCGTTCGACACAGCCACACGGCCGTCGTTGCGAAACCGCTCCACGAGAATCCGCCGAAAGGCCGTCGACAGCATTTCGTCGTGGTTCCCCGGCACGACCAGAAGGTCGGTCTGGGCCGTCTGAGCCGCCCGCTCGACAACGCCGATGAGAGCACTGCATCCAGTGTTGAAGACCTTCTGGATTCGCCCGTCGTTGTCTTGCGGGGTGCCAGAAGTCGTGGCCCCCGCGGGGCCGTCAGAGTTGAAGAGGTCGCCGAGGAACAGGATCGTGCGGCGGGCCGGCTTGTAGGTGTCGCCGATTTCTATCAACTCATCCGTCGTGTCTCGGATGATCGTCTCGGCGATCGAAATGTCGAAGTCCGAATCGCCGGTCGATTTCGACCAGCAGTAGCGGCCGATGTGAGCGTCTGCAACGACCAGCACCTGCCACAGGTCGCCGCGACCCTTGGGCTTGTTCGGCTTCTGCTTCGTCCTGGGCAAGTTCGCCCCGGCGATCATCGCCTCGACGATTTCCTTGATGCCTGGGCCTGCCTTGGGTTTGAGCCTCACCCACACGCGATGAAGCTCGGTGACCGTCGGTTCGCCGTTCGCGTCGGCGGTCGCGACCTCCCATTTGGTGGCTTCAGATGCGGCTACATCGTACTTGGATAAGTCAGCCTCGATGTGCTCGAGGAGATCGGCGACCGTCTTGATTCGACGGCTCGTCGACCTCGCCTCGAGTACGTCGCCGTCGCGCCGCTGCGTCACCTGCTCGGCGTCTGGTGCCGGCTTCGGGGTGGACGCCGCTGCTGCGGCCGAGAGGATGTCGCCGGTTAGCCCTGTGTCAGCCATCGTTGCACCTGTCGGTATTTGACGACCTCGTACCCGCGTGCCGCGAGCTTGTCGACGATCGTCTTCGCCATCTGGCTGGCGGAGACGCCGCTCGCCTTTGCCGTCTTTCGCCAGGAGTCGCGGACCTCAAGGATTGCGCTTTGGTGCTCTTCGGACAGAGCGCTGAACCAGCTTTGGTTTCCTGCCGACGGCTTTGCGCTTTCCAGAATCTCCTTCGCCAAGTCCATCCTTGTTGCCCTTGAGGTGAATCCACCCGTCTTCGTCGGGGACGCCGCCGCCCGTAACCTCGTCGTCGTCGTCATCCGAGAAGACGAACCCCTTCGCGTCAGGTGGAGGTGCCTTGCCCATAGGAATAGTGTCGCCTAGTAGGCTTTAGGGGTCAATGCTGTTTTTGGTTGCAGGCGTGCTAGCGGAGACCTTGCCCCACTTGCCCGCCGGGCACTCCTGGTCGGCCCACGACAACTTGCTCACATACCCCGCCGCCCGTGCCACAGGGCACCCGCACAACTGGCAGGCGTTGTCCTTGAGGTGCTCGCACGTCAGGCAGATGTCGTGGCGTCGGATGATCTCGGCGTCCGAGCACATGGGCATGCCTGCGGCGACGTGCGAAACGGCGGCGCTGGCGAAGTTGCGGACCTTGGTGAGGAACGAGGGAGCGTCTGTACGGGCGAGGTCGGGTGGTGGTGGTGACTGCGGCTCGTAGCCCGGTCCTTGTAGCGTCTCATTTACCGCAGACGGTGCTGGGCAGTTTCTTAGCGAACCGCAAAAATCATCGGGCACCCCACAAACCGAACAGGCTTTCGTCGAAGGATCGCACTTGCAATACATTGTTTTACGCTTGAATCCCTAGGACTGTCGCAGTCGCACTAGCCCAATTGTATACCGGGTTTGTGCCCGACCCCGTCGCTCCTATGTGCCGCGAATAACATACTCCACTCGAATCGGCAGTCCTAGGAAAGCCAGATTGGAATGAAATGCCCCACCGACCAATCTGCGGGCACCATTTTTTGTATTCAGCAAACACGGCCATAGTCTCATTTCCGCTACTGTTAAGCGAAGTCGTCGCAGTGACTTCAAAATCATCAGAGAAGAACGCCCAAACGTAGCACAAGACAACGCCTCCTCCTCCACTTAAATCTCTGTAGTCGGTGTAAAAGGAGAGCGTTAGGTTTTGGTCTATTTCCTTGTCGCATCCAGTCGGTCCTCCAGCCGCCCTGAACTGCACTCGGACATTGATGAAACGAGGCAGCTTTCCACCCTGCGCCGTGCAGTAGCAATAGCAGGCGGATCGAGTGCCTAGGCACTCGCTGCAACTTCCCGTGCATGCAGTCCCAATGCCCTTGAACGTCTTCCCGGTCCCTTGGCACTGACATTGCGGCTTGACAGTGCACGTTGGAGGGAACCCCGCCGTGCCGACCTCGCAGCACGCGCCCTCTTTGCATGCTTGCAGGCATTCGGCTTCGGTGGCGTAGCCAGTGCGACCTGCGGTGGTTACGCCTTGAGGCAGGGTGTTTGGTTGGTAGCATGGCATGTCGTCTGCCTATTCGTTCTCAAAGAAAAAACATAACGTGGCAGACATTACACCGACCGGCCCGCCACCGGGACCATTTGTGACCGAAAACGGCACTCTCATCAAAAGGCGGTCTTGGCCTTCCTCCTTCAATTCAGCGTCTGTCGTTACGTTGCTAATTCGTGCAACGTCAACCGGACATGGTTGCGATAATGGCGGCGGCGGATATGTGGCAAACGCAGATCCAATGTTGCCTGAGTTGTCAAGAACGGCCGCAACTATGGTAACGCGAGGCTTTTTGCCAATTGAGCACGACTTGTCAACTATTGGCCCGTCGAGGTATCCCGTCAGCACCTCGTCCAAGCAACTCCCTGTGCCGTCGCATGCCACCTTCGGGCACTGCGCTGCGCCCTTGTAGTGCGGCAACACGGGACCGTAAGTGAACACGCCTCCACAGGACAGGCAATACCACCCGCAGCAGTTGCAGTTCTCTGCAAGCTTGCCGTCCTTGACGATGATCGCGCCGTTTTTTGTGGCGAGTGTCATGTGCAAGCCGTGGTGCCGATGGAGACCTGGCTGGCGGTGGCAGTGGATACCACCTGAATCCGTGCTCTAGTAAACACAAGACCAGCAGTGCCAAGCGTCGCGCTGACGATAGCGTCGGCGGTAGTGGTGCTAATCCATGTCAGATTCCCGTTTACGATTGTCAAAACCTGCGTGCCGCTGGCGGAATATCCGGGCTGCTGCGTCAGGTTTGGCTGGACGAGATACCACGCGGTGCCGTCCTTGGCGATCGACACATCACACGACCCAGCCGGACTCAGGCCGCACACGAGGTTCGTTGCACTCACCGTATTCGGCGTTGCCGTCACGCCGCGAAACGTCACCGTCTTCTCCGTGTTGATCGCCCAGGCACCCGTGAACGTGCAGACGCGAAAGACCTTCGGTACATAAGTCGGCCCGTCGCTACTCGCGATCGTCGGTATCCGGCTCACCGGCCCGCCGAAGGGGATAGAGTCCACCTTCGCGATCGTGCTTTTCAGCTTCTCGCGGAGACTCTCGCCGATGAGGTATTTGCCGTCTGCCATCAGGCGAACCACCGGATACCGAAGTTCGAGAAGTTACTTCCAAACGCCATCTCAGGCTGGATGCACATGCGGTTGATCAGGACTCTAGGGTTCGCCGTCGGCGACCTCGGCGTCCCGTCATCGTTAAGCGGAACCGGCTGGGCGGATTGCCTTTGAGTCCATCCACCTTCGCTTGCTGGAACAGTCACCATCGCCCGCACCTTCTTGTTTTGAGTGCCAAAAGCGTACCCGTATGGCGTCCCGTCGCCGTTGAGCTTCACCTTGCCGCCTTCTTCGTGCTGTAGAGTCAGCGACTGAGGGTCAACGTCGCTTTGAGACGTGAGTCCGTAGTTAATGATGTTGAACCCCGTCTGCGGTACGGCGATGTCCCATCCGATAGCCTGGAATCCTGATCGAGTGATCGTCCAGTGCGCCCTGACGGCGAAACCAAAGGTCACCTTGAACCCGCGGAACGTCGTGTTGCCGAACTGCTCGACCACGGCGTTCGACGAGATACTCTGGAGCATGCAGCAGTGGACGCCGACCGAGAGACTTGAGAACGTGAAGCTATCACTGTTGACGTATCCACAGTAGCCGAGCAACTGGCTCATGTCGCTCGACGAGTACTGGTCAATGTTGATATTGACGACGGGCTCGAGTCGCGTGATTCCGTCGACCAGATCACCTGTTGGATTCGTCATTGGGGACCACTGGCCCGAAGAGCCGCCAGACACGGCCGACCCCCCCCACGCCGCGATCTCCGTCAGCGACGTGGTCATCGAGTACATCGCCGGCCGCGTGGTCGGTTCCTGAAGTCCAGGGTCTGTGTTGCCGATGCTCGGGTTGCTGCGGTACTGAGCCGTGACGATCCGCACCATCCGGCTCTCGCCGTCGGCCTTCACGTCCAGACTGACGCACGGAATCGGGTTCGCCTGCCCCAGGGGGTCGCCGATATTGACGCCGACAACCTGCGCTATGTTGAACGACTCGTTCGGCGTGCTGAGTAGAATCTTCCACGTCCGCGTCGCCTGATCGGCGAGCGAGCCGCCTTCGGCACTGCGGCTGAAGGATTTGCCCTGCGCGAGTTCGGATACGAGCTTCGGCATTACAGCAGGACTCCGGGGTTTGCTTCCTTGATGGCCTTGACGACCTCATCCAGCTTGTCCGTCTGCCTTCGTAGCTCCGCGAGGTTCACGTCCTTCGCCGGATCGTCGCCTCGGAGAAGCCGCGTGAGTTCGCTTTGCCCCTGACTCGTCGACACGTCGGAGACGTTGAGGGCGGCTCGGGACGGGCCTTGGAGCAGGGCGTTCTGCCGTTCGTCTTGGAACTGCCGGAGCATGGGAGCTACTTGCTCCATCTGGTTGGAGAGGGCTTGGCGGAGGAACTTGGTGGGGTCTTCGCCCTGGTCGCGAAGCTCCTTCGCCCGAGCGTTGATGTCGGCACCCGCGCCTTCGGCGAAGTCGCGGCGGAAACGCTCGCGGTCGGTCATGCCGAGATCGCGTCCGCGGAGGGCGCGGTCGCGCTGATTCTGTTCGATCCGCACCCTGTCGATGGCTTGCCGCTCTGGAAGTGTCTCGCTGTCGATTATGGACTCGTTTTCAGCCCTGAGTTTTCGGTTATCCGCCTGCCTTGATTTCCGTTCATCTTTTTCGTCTTGCGTCAGGCCGACGGTCGCTTCTTTCTCAGCAAGATCGGCCAATCGCTTGTCGTTTTCAGCGACCGCCCTGTTGTTTGCGGCTACCTCTGGATTTTGCTCCAGCTCTCTTCGCTTATTGTCTAGGTTGTCTTGCATCTCTTGAGCCCGCTTGCGGTCGGAGACAAGTGCCATTTCAGCGTCGACTCGGTCGTCGATGGCCGCGATGGTCGGATTGTTGATGTACCGCTGCTCCGCCTCGCTCGCCTGCCTCTCGCTGTCTGCGATGATCTGATTCGCGGAATCAACTCGCCGCTTGAAGGTCGGGTCTTCGGCGGCCCGCTGCCTGCTCTTCTCAAGCTCCCGCTCGCGGGCGGCGATGCCGTTGTTAATGGCGTCAAGCTGCTTTCGCTCGGCGTCGGTCAAGTCGCGGGCGAGGTGTTCGCGTTGCCGCATAAGCTCGATTTCGCGCCGCCTCCCGCTGTCAAGCTCGCTCTGCTCCGCAGCAGTAAGACCGCCGATGGAAGCCTTGGCTTCCAGGTCTTTGCGACGCTGCGTGATTGCCTCGATCTCACTGTTGACGGCCTGCATTTGCGGGTTCGACTGTATTTGCCTACGGCGGTCATCCAGCCCCGCTTGTGCTCCGGCGACCCTGGCTCGATCATCAATGAGCCGTCGCTCTGCGTTTTCGCGAGCCTCGAACCCGCCGGCACGCAGCGGGTTCTCCTCGAACGCCCTCTGCGAGGCGTCCGCGCCCTGCTCGGAGGTCTGCATCGCCGATTCGCCGACCTTGCGAATGCGGGTCAGTGCGGTCTCGATGGCGAGGGCTGCCTCTGCGAGTGCGGCGGCGACTTCGGAGGCTTTTTGAGCGGCCTCAAGTTCAGCCTCGGCGGCCTTGATCTCGGCGTCTGCGCCCTTCGCCGTAGCAACCTCAAGCTCCCGCCGGGCCACAAGCTCGCGGTCAATCGCCGCCACGAGGGTCGCCTGTCTTCCCGCGGCCTCGTTCGCAAACCGCTCATTGCCCTGCATTTCCGACAACGCCGCGGTCGTCCTCTCGCCGCCAAAAGTGCGGCCGAGCCGCATCTCGCGAGAGCGGTTGCGGATGTTTGCCTGCTCCGCCTCTACTTGTTCGATATTCGCCTTGGCTTGGTCTACTTTTGCCTGTTTCTTGGTGGGGTCCGTTTCGCTCTGCGCCACCTCGAGTGCGTCGTAGGCAGCCTTGAGCTTCTTGGCGTTCGCGTCTAGCTCTCGCTGGAACGCGGCGGCATTCGGGACACCATTGCGTATCGCCTCGGCAACGTCTTCCTGGGCCTGTCGTATCTGCTCGGCTGGGCCACGAGACGCCTCCGCGATCTCGTTGGCGGCGTTGTCGATCTCACGCAGGATCGGAGCGCCCAGGCTGCCGAGAATAAGCCGCAGCTCTTGCAGCTCCTTCTTAGCCAAATCCGCTTCGTTCGATGTCAAAAAGCCGCCTTCGATCTGCGTCGACAGCTCCTCGATCCGGCCCTCGACTTGCGCCCTGGCTTCGATCGCGCTGGTGGCGAGAGGCACAGCGGCGGCGCGTTCCATGAACGGCGCGGCTGCTCGAGCGGGAGCAAATCGGTCGTCGGGATTACTCGCTCCCTCGTCTCTCGCGGCGGCCACGGCCTGTGCTTCCAGAGACTCCCGCAACCTTTTCTGAATCTGACCAAAGTCTGGCGGCGGCGCGGAGACGGCGCGGTCGGCGGCGGCCCGCTCGCGTCGCCTGGAGTCCTCCAGTTGCCTCTGAAGCCCGACGATCTCGCCAACGTCTGTGCTCTTGTCGATCTTTCCCTGGAGTTTCCGCTGCTCGGCCCGCTCCTTGATCACTTCGGGATCGAAGTCGGCTACGTTATTTCGGATCGCCTCGTTCTGCTTCTTCCGAATGTCCTCCATCTGCCTTGAGAACTCTGCGGCCTGCTCACCGCCGGCCGAGAATGTGCCACGCGACATCGCGTCGCCAAGCGACTTGAACGCCTGCGCCAAATCCTCGACAAGGCTCTTTTGTCGTGCCAGGGCTTCATTGAGCGCCTTCGTCTGGTCTTCAGCGGATCGGCCGTTGTTCGCCCACTTAATGAGCCCGACGGCCAACTGTCCTGCAATGACAGCGCCGAGGCCCAAGACGAGCCCTGTGGTTCCACCGACTATGAAACCAAGCTGGGTAATGTTGTTGCTGACGGCGCGAAGCTTGAACTCAAGGCCGCCTGTCGAAGACATGAAGTCGTCTACGGCGAAGATGGCTTGATTAAGACCCAGGGCAAACTTGTCGGCCCCTGCTCGCCCAACGTCGCCGACGCTCTTGCTGAACGCCTTGCCCTGCGCCGCAGTGAGCTTACCCTCGGCGACTAGGGCTTCGCCGATCTTGGCGATCAGGCCGTCAAGCTGTTTTGTTGTGGCGGCGGTTCCAGAAACACCGGCCTTCGCGGCGGCGGCGGCAGCGGCCGAGTATGCGTTGAACGCAGCGGCCACTGGACCGCTCGCAGTCGCACCAACCTCGAGTAGCTTTGACCGGATGAAACCGAGCTGCTTCTCAGTCTTCGTGATCGCCGCTGCGTTGAGTGCTTCGCCGAGCGTGCCGCCGAACTTTGCAGCCTGACCAGCCCTGGCGAACGCACGCTCAAGGCCGGCGGCCTTCTTTGTTACAGCATCGATTTCAGCAGCGGTGGACGATGTCGTGAGCTTCTGGAACGCATCCCGCACCTTGTTGATCGCTGGAATGAACTGCGCCTGCATCGGCACCGGCAGCTTCTCTAGGCTGCTCTGAAGCGACATCACGGTCGACTGAAGGGAGGCAACTTGCCTCTCGGCCGTGCCGAAGTCTGCCCCCAGAGGGTTCGGCGTGGCCTTCGCTGGCGTGCCGGCGACAGCAGCGGCTGCGATGGCGTTCGCCCGGCCAGCAGCGGCATCGATGTTGATCGGACCCGGCGGCGGCGCGTTAGAGCGAGACCAACCCTCGATCCGAACCTTCTCTGAGTTGAGGTCGCCCTCAAGCTTTGTCTTAACGGCTCCCGCCGGCATCTTGGCAATCGCCGCGTTCGCGGCGTCAACGGCTTGGCGAAGCCTGTCGATCGGCTCGCTCGGGTCGCCGATCCTGTCGGCAATCGACCCGAGTGCGTCCTTCAAGGAGTCGACGCTCTTCTTTGCCTCGTCAGCCTTGACCTTGACGATGCGCTCTTTCTCGAACTCATCATCAAGGTCTTTCACCGCCGCCGAGATAGTCGCGATGTTCTTCGTGCTGAGAGCCGATATGGCAGCGTCGACCTTCGGCTGCAAAGCCTGTCGCTGACCTGCGTCAAGCTGCTCCATGCCGGCGGTGATTCGACTGATCTCGGCCTGGGCCTGCCCTGCATTCTGCACCTTCGCGGAGATGACGAAGTTCGACTCGTCCCTCAACGAGTCCATCGTGGCCTTGAGGTCGTCCAAGTCCTTCTTGGCCCTTGCCGTCGTGACGTTGAATGCCTTGTCTGTTGCCACCTTGAAGGCAATCTGGTCAAGAACGTCGTTGTACTTGTCCAAGTCGCCCAGTTGACGCGCCATAGCCGCGTCTTCTAAAAGCGGCTTGTAGTTCTGGCGTTGGGCTCGGTCTAGGCCGCTGATGTCGCCTTCAAGCTGGCCGCGACGGGCGTCGGCCTGCTCCATGTTCTGGGGGCGGCCGGTGATGACGAAGGCGTTTCTCTCGCGCATCGCCGCGGCCTTGGCGGTCAGTTCGTCGAAATCCTTCTTCGCCTGCTCGGTGTCGACGTGTATCTGGTATGTCCTGTCGAACTCATCGAAAAGCACCTCGAGCTTTGCCCGGAGCGCATCGACTTGCTTCTGCGAGCTGCTTGTGTCGAGCCCCCTCGCCGCGCGGGACTCAAGTTTCGCAAACGCCGCGACGGCTTTGTTCGCTAGGCCGTCGATCTCGGTCAGCATTTCAGCGATGCGAGGATTCGCTTGAATCACAGACGAAGGCAGAGATGCAGCCCTATTGCCGACCTCTTCCCCGCGTCCAAGCGTGGCGGCAAGTTGCGGTGCCGCGAACGCAAGCTCACGACCTGTTTTGAGTCGGGCTGTCTTCTGCTCTGCCTCCGCAAGGCGGCCGACCGCCCCCGCGGCTGCCAGAGCACGTTTCTCAACCTCGTCGAACTGCTGTGCTATCGCGGTCGCGGGCAGAACGCCACTCTCTATGTTCGACTTTAGCGACTCAACCTGGGCTTGAACTCGCTTGAACGCCGGCAGCAGTCCAGCCTGGGTCTCGATTGACATGGCCTGGAGCTTGCCCACCGCCTCGCCGAACGGCTTGTTGATCTGCTCGGCCACAGAGCGAAGTCGCTGGCTCTGGGTGACCGCCTCTTTGACGGCGGCTTCGCCGAGAACGTCCAGCACGACGGGCAGGCGGATCGCCTCCGCACGCTCGCCCGCCTGGAGTATTCGATCAACGTCGGCGTCCTTCTGGACATTGACGCCGAGCGTTGTCTTGATCGACTGCCGCCCAAGCTCCTGAAGGCGTCGGACTTCCGCAGTCGCCTCGCGGTACTCGCTAGCAAGGCCGCCGACGCCGCCTTCCGGCACAGTCCCGCCGTCCCTAACGGAGGCCACCGCGGCCTTTAGCTCCTGCACCTTCGACTTGGCATCAGCAAGCTTCCTGCTGAGACCAGAGTCGATCAGGTTTATCGCGAAATCGACTCGCTTCTCAGCCGAGAGCGCCCGAAGCTCCCTGACCTTCTCGATGCCGCCGACCTTGGCGACGATCTGGAGGTCTTTTGCGCGCAGCCCAACGAGTGCTTCCCGCACCTCGGTGATGTTCTTCATCCCGCTGGCCCGGAGAACCAGCGAAATCTGCGAGTCCTTCATGCTCCCCAGACGCTGCCGCAGGACATCCACGTCCTTGATGGCACCGGCGAAGCCCTTGAACGACAGCTTCATCGACGCCGCGGCCTGGAGCGACCGCTCAAACTTCTGGAGCGGCGTGTAGATGCTCTCGAACGACCTCGCGGCGTCTCGCGACGCAGAAGTCAGGTTGCTCTGCACGCTGCGAGCGAACGACTGCACGTCCTTCGCAGAGGCGTTCAGCTTACTCTGGAAGTCGGCCGTGTTCGCCGAGACGACCGCACTGATCTTGCCGAGGTAGCCGTTTGCCATCTAATCATCCCTGAATTGGCGTGTTCAACTTCATCAGCTCGGAAATGATCTGATCGTTCGTCTGCTCCGGCTTGACCACACTCGGGATGAACGCTGCCTCGTCGGGGAGATCGTGCTTCTTGTAGTTTCCAGACGAGGCCATGATCACCCTGCACAGTCTGGCCGTTTGGCCCCACGGGTCAGGCAGCGGCCACCTCTGGTCGTATGCGTACCACTCAGCAATCTCCGCGCTGTCGACCTCCTGCAACAGCCGCCTGACGCTCATGCCCAGCGTCGCCGCTAGGCGGAAGTAGAACCTCCGCTCGGGGCGGTTTCGGAATCTTCCCCCAAGGCATCCACTGCCTCCTGGGTGAAGGCGTTCAGCTTCCAGCCAGCCTCAAAGAGGCGATTGATCACCACCGACGACTTCTTGCCGAGGATGTCGGACTCGTCGTCGTTGAAGAGCCGCTCGCCGTCTTCGTCGCACAGGGCGAGCAGGAGGAAGCGGATGCGGAACGCCTTCATCTTCTGGTCGGCGTAGCTCTCCTCGAACCTGTCGCGATCAGTGCCGGTGAGAACGCGGAGAAACACGTCGCCCTTCCACTCTGGGACGGCGACCTTCTCTTTACGAACGTCGTCTGCGGCCAGGATGCTTTTGCGGTCAAGTGCCATGTCTAGGCTTCTCCGGTGTGGTGTCTTGCCTCGGCATCCTTGCCGACTAAGTGCCTTGATAATCAGTGATCAAAAACTTCAGCGTGCCCCTGACAAGCTCCCCTGCCTGCACGCTTGTCGAGGCTGATTCGCAGATCACGCGGCGGCTGATGCTGTAGCCGCTGGAAGAAAACGAAAGGACTCCGACCTTCCGCACAAGCGTCTGGGGGTCCACGCCGGTCGCGAGGAAGTCCACCGTTATGGTGCCGCCGGCCCATTCGCCGGTCGGCACCATGAAGGTGTACCCAAGCTGATCTGTCGCGGCGGTCATGTTGGTGACCTCCGCGGCCGGCGTCTCCACTGAGATGCCGGTCAGCGTGAATCTGATTCCCTGGAACGAGAAGGTCGCGCCGTGTGCGGTGGCCCCGGCCATGTCGGGTCACCTCCCTGGCGTTAGGCAACCCGCCAAGTAGCGCTGCCCTTGACAAGGTCGCCCAAGGCACCGCCGACAGTCGACGACTGAAGCGTTGCGCCGCCCGTGAACGCGACGGGGCCGGCGATTGTAATTTGTCCAGTCTGGGCCGTGACGAGGGACGTGGCGATGTAGTCGCAGGAGATTTCCCGCTGCACGAATGTCGGGACGTACTCGCGACGACCCCCCGTCGGGATGCCCAGGTGCGAGCCGTCTGCATTGTCGATCGTGTCGTTGACATTGAAGCTCGTAATCGTCAGCGTCTGAGACCCGTAGGTCATCGTCACGCCCATCGCAGCAACACCGGCCATAGTGCGCCTCCTTGCGCTAAAGTCTTACTCGGTAGCCTCGGACCACCGAATCTGAAACAGTTGTCGAACCTCGTATGCTGGCGGGAGCTGCGCTCCCACGGCCGCTGGGTCGAGATAGTCGTCCGTCTCAGACACGAGCCGTATATCACTAATTGTAACGCCCGAGAGGGTGCCAATGCGGCCATCCAAAGCGAGCCGAACCTCGTCGGCAAGCTCGCGGGCCGCGTCGTAGTACAGCGCCCAGGAGGCGATCTGAAGATGCACGACCGGCTGGTACAACGGACCAGCAAGGTGCGACTCTCGCGTGATGTTGTTCCGCTTGTACACGCAGAATGGCAGGACGGCGTTTTTCGGCACGGCAATCGGGTACACCTGAAAGCCGACCAACCTCGCCACCTCCGGCGTGGTGACAAGTCTCTGGAAAACGTGTTTTTCGGGGGAAATGATCACTGAGTCAGCCTTGATATCGTGTTTTCAATTGCCGCCCTGAGCGTGTTAAATACGGCCGCCTGCTGCTCGTCGATGGTTTTCTGCATAGAGTGAGACGCAGGCATGGCCCCATACGTCTCGCCTGGGTGCAGCGTGACCGGGTGCATCTTTCCGTTCGTGTGCCCGAAATCGTGCGGATATCCCTTCCCCATGCCGGCCTGCCGCGTGGCCTCGTTAATGCTTCCCATGAGGAAGTAGTAGCCCTTCGACATGTTTGCGAACTGCTGGTCATTCGCAGACGAATGCCTGCGCATCTTCCCGTTGATCATCTGATGCACGTTGACGTAGGTGCGACGCCCTTTTGTTCCCGGCTTTCTGCGGTCGCTACCGAACTCGACCAACCACGCTGCATTCCCCGATTCTGCGCCCTCGCGACTGCCGGACGTGCCTGACTGCCAGGGGCCGACAATGGCTACCGTGGCGGCGTCGTAAGACTTGGTCTTGATCCTGACGGACTTCCTCAAGTTGCCGGTGACATTGCGGACTTTTGACTGGTAGCCTTTCCTGATGTGCTCTGCCGCCTTCCTGACGGCGACCTCGAGCGCTCGCGGCTCACCCATCTTCGCGGCGAGCGACTGCAATTCCTCGGCCAGCTCGCGAATCCCGGCTGTTTTGACCGTGACGAAACCCTCGGCCAGCGACTTCGCCGTGCTGCCACCAAACGTCCTCGGCGATCCTTGACCCTGCGTAATCATGTCGCGGCCTCCCTCGCTAGTATCTCGTGGATCGAGCGGTTCTCCCGCTCAAGGACACTGGAAATCTCCATCACGCGGCCTCGCCAGAGCAGGCGATGCTGGTGCGTGAGGCCGGGAAAGAACCGAATGCGAATGCGGTGAGTGACCAGAGCGCCTGCCTGCTGGGCGGCGAAGTAGTCGCTGGCCCTGACGCCCATGATGCTGGCGTAGACAGTGGACTCGTCCACCCAGGTCAGCGTCGTCTCGCCGAAGGAACTCTGCTGCTCCACGGGCTTCTGGATCGTGACCCGCTCGCGCATCGTGCCCGAATTGATCATGGTCACCCCATCCAGAGGGCGGTGTACGAGCCCGCGCCAGCCGGCGCAGAGACCGTGACCGTGGTCGTGACCGGCAGGACCGCCACGCGGCCGGCAGCCACGTCCACGCTGCCGGCGAGCCGCAGGACGCTCGAGCCCGTGTTCTTCACCACCAGCGTCGACAACGGCGTGACGCCGACGATCTGCACCGCAGCCGTCCCCACGCTCCCGTTGATCGTCTGTGCCGTCGTCAGAGACGGCGAAATGTGCTCGGACAGCGTCCCGATCGTCAGCGAGTTGTCGCCCGAGTCGTGGTAGACGGCGTCGATGTCGATCCTAGCTCGTACAGTCATCGGTATACCCCCATGCTGGCCGCGGCCAGGAGCGTTTCAAACGTCTGCGGCACCGAGACGGGTGCCCCCGTGACCGCCGGTTGGCGCGTGTCGTACCAGTGGGCTACAAGCAGGCAGATCAAGTGCTTCACGATGGGAGGCGCACTCTGCCCGTCGTCGCCGTAGCCCGCCGAATACCGCACGACCACCGAGTTCTCGTCACCTCGAGTCGACGGCCACGAGCGAGCCCATTGCGGGTAAACCCGCCCAGGCATCACGCTCGCGTCCACCTGAAAGTCGCCGTTTGCGCTGGAGATCGTGCCGAAAGTTCCGTCGCCGTTCCGATAGGTGACCGTGACGGCCGCATCTCGCATCGGGAGCCTGGGCAGAACAATCGCCCACACTGGAAAAAGGTCGTACTTCGCCTCCCACACCGTCGTGCAGATCGTGATATCCAGCACGTCCTCGACGTACTGCCGCGCCACCGCGATCAAGCCTTGGATGTAGAGATCGTCGACCTCGGTGTCCACGCGACAGTGCTGCTTCGCCGTCGACAGGCTGACCGGCTCCACGGCCGGGCTTGTGACGCGCCGCAGGCTGCGATACGGCGTAATCGTCGCCGTCGGCCTCTGCGGCGTGCCGAAGACAATCGTGTCCATTTACCGCCTCTTCTTCGGTGTGTGCTTCACGGCCACTTCAGCCCGCTCAATGGTCTCGGGAACCAACTCGGCGGTCTCGACCTCCTCGATCAGCCCGCGTCGGACGAGGAGGTCGCACATGCCGGCGGCCCAGTCCTCGAAGACTTGGCCTTTCTCGTAGCAGTCGAAGTTCTGGAGGATGCGGATTTTCAATGAACCTGCCCCCAGGCGTTTTCCGGTGCCTTCTGGCCGTTCGTCCAATACTCGGTCGTGTGCTGCTGCACCTTGCCGCCATCGACGCTTCTCGAGGGCCACGTCACCATCAGCTCGGCGTGCCCGACGCTGACGTGCGTAGCCAGCCCCAGCGTGTTCCCGCAGGCCGCCCAGGATTTCCAGAAGGCGATGTCTTCGTCCGTATGCCCGCCGGTCCACTCGCCCTGGTCGTTCGCCTTGGCGAGGAACCACGGCTTCTTCATCTTCTTCAGCGCGGCTGTTCGCAGGAACGTCAGCCCGAAATGCGCCGTCTCGACCGGCTGCACCACCTTGCCGAAGAAGTCGCTGTCGACCGTCGTCTTCTCGTCAACGTCACTTCCAGCCAGGGCGAACATCACAGCGTTCGCCTCCCGCTTGGTCTGGAGCGGCGCGATTGCGTCGAAACCAGAGTGCATCAGCAGCGCCAGCAGCGCCTCGACCGTCTTCGCGTTGAAGACCGTGTCGTAGTCGATGGTCAGGATCACGTCGTTATTGTCGACGACCTGTTCCATCGCTCGCTGAAGGCACTGGCCCCAGAAAGCACCCGTCACCTTGATGGGACTGATGCCATGCGGGGCCAGTGCCGACGAGACGCAGAAAAAGTTGTCGGTAAATCCCAGTCGCGGGGTCGACATGACCGCCGCGACTTTGATTTCCGCTTCGACGTTGCCTACTCGCATCAGCATGGATCGCTCCTTATGTGGAGCGGGCGCGCATCCATGCGCCTTTGTCGGCCGTCATGGCCGTCCCGCAAGTCGGGAATCAGCCCTTAACCCAGCCGAGCACGCCAGCATCAGCCGCCGTCACCGGAGCCTCTTCACCACGCGACAGACGAGCCGTCACAACAGTGTTCACGCTGACCGCGGGGGTCGCCGTGACCTTGAGGTAACGCTTCTTCGCCTTGGTGTCGACATCGAGCTTCACGATCGATGCCACGGCCGTGTCGGACACGGTCGGGATCGTGAAGTCGGTGCCGCCGACGAGACCGGGCACGTTCGAGTAGGACACGTTGTCGTCCGACTCTTCGACCTTCAGCACGCTGGCGAAAACCGTCGAGGCGTTGCTCGCCCGCATCACGGTCACGCTCGCGTGATCGTAGCCGCGGGTGTCGATCGTCAGGGTCACTGCGCTGGTGCCGACGGCCGCGGGGACGGAGCCGACAACCTTGTCGTTCTGAGAATGGATCATGGTTCTGGGGTTCTCCTTCTATAGGGTGTTTGTCAGGCTCAC